ATATTTGGTTATTCCAAAAAATATTCGTACCTTTGCACTCGCTTTTGAAATCAAAGGTTGGAGATTGACTCGCTAGCTCAGCTGGTAGAGCACAACACTTTTAATGTTGGGGTCATGGGTTCGAGCCCCATGCGAGTCACTTGAACGCAAATAAAGAACGCTTACAACAAGATTTATCTAGAAGAAAGACGATTGTAACTAGCTTATTATCAAGCAGTTGCAATCGTCTTTTTGGTTTTGGAGAGTTTCGCTTAGAAATCGTGGTTTTGTAAACCAGTCGTAAACCAGTTTACATTACAACATAGCGTAACACTCTGAGAACCAAGCCATTCGGTTATTTATAACATTTATGTTAAATTGGGCTATGTTATCAAAATGTTATCAAGCCCGTAAATTTATGTTATCAAAATGGCTGGAATAATTTTAAGTGTTATTCACAATCGCCTTCGTCGTGGAACGTCACAGAAGGCAGTTGCCGTTGAATTGAGGTTCAGCTACAAGTCGGCTAGAAAGTACCTCTCAACCGGTATCAAGGTCACTCCAAACCAATGGTCTGACAAGTTGAAGCGCATCATCAAGCACAAGGATGCTGACCTGCTCAACGAGAGTTTGAAGGCTTTCGAGGAGCGTGGACGTGCCGTAATCGACAAGATGGTGAAGGAAGGAATCACGGATTTGTCGCTGATTCCTGCGTTTTTCGAGGGCGAGGATGAGAAGAAAATCACCTTCGTGGAGTACTGCAAGAAGCGAAGAAACGAGCGCAAGGTGTGCGAGCATACCAAGAAACGCTATGATGTGTTCATCGGATTCTTGCAGTCGTGGGGCAAGATCATGTCTTTCGAGGACTGCAATATCTCAAAGATTAGAGCGATGGATGAGTTCCTGCACAAGCAGGGCAAGGCTCAATGCACCATCTATGACTATCACAAGTATCTGAAGCTGTTCATCAACGATGCCGTGATAGATGGGCTTATGGACTCCAATCCGTACAAGTACCTTCCCTTCTCCATAGGTCGTGGGGAAAAGCAGTTTGTTGACTGCATCACGGAAGAGCAGTTCAACGCCATCAAGAAGTTGGAAATAGCCACTCCGCACATTCAGCAGGCAAGAGATTTGTTTCTCTTTCAATGCTACACAGGACTGGCTTATGCCGACCTATCTTCTTTCGACTACGCCAACTGCACCGAGAAGGACGGCAAGATGTTCTATCATGCCAAGCGCACCAAGACTGATACGGATTTCGTCTTCCAACTCCTCACGCCTGCCGTTGAACTGCTGAAGAAGTATGACTTCTGCCTGCCTAAGATTTCCAATCAGAAGTACAATGATTACTTGAAGGTGATAGGCGAGATTATCGGGGTTCCCAAGCTTCACACGCACATGGGGCGTGCTACTGCTGCTACGCTATTCCTTTCAAAGGGTATGTCAATCAATATCGTGGCAAAGGTTCTCGGTCATACCAACCTGCGACAGACAACAAGATACGCCCGAACGCTGAGCAAGGACGTGCAATCTGCCTTTGATGCACTTGAAGGCAAGATGTAACCAAACAATTAAAGGGTAGTCATTTCTCTGACTACCCTTTTTTATTTCCGTCTCGCTCTCGCTTCTCGCTGATAGCTTGTCTTATCCACTCTGCTTTGTTCCTGCCTAGGGATTCACAAAAGCCGAAGGTTTCTTCATTCACGTGAAGAACTACACGATTAACTAGGGCTTCTGCGCCCTTGCTCGGTGCGCCTGCCCGGTCTCTCCTTCCGCCCCACCCTGGATGAAGGCTCTTGCTCTTCACTATCTTGCGTTTGCGGTTGAACTCAAACTTCATCTTTAGCTTGCTTTCAACCCATGCTTCAACTACCTCGCCATCGTGCGTTTGGTCGAGTGTCTGCTTGACGATTCCTTCCAACTGCTCCTTGTCCTTGAAGAAAGTCTCGGTTTCGTCAATTATCACGCCCCAATCGTCATAGACTATGATTCTTGCCTTTTCCATACGACGCTTCCTTTCTTATCCTAGTACTGCCATCAATATTGTAATGATGAAGATGATGAGCACAAACCATTCCTGCTTGCTCATGCCTTACCTCCTTTCTTACGATAAGCATGATACCTTCGGATAGCCTTTGCCAATCTGTGGTCTTTGCAAAAGCCATAATGATAAGCAAAAATTCGTGGCGCCCAATAATAGTTCTTCTGTCTGCAAAGTATCTTCTTCGCCTGCCGTAATCTCATTGTTTACCTCCTTCCTCTATTACTCCAATGGGCTTGATGTCGTGTATGGTCTCATCCTCTGTGAAGAAAGATACCTTCATCATGTCGCTCACGTAGCCCATGGCAATCACGTTTTCCTTGGAGTCCTTGATGATGCAAATATCTCCTCTTACCTCATTCTGAGTCTTCAAGTACTTCACTGCGGCATCCTTCACCGCTAGTGGATTCATTTCCTTTGTAATCGTCTCCCCTGACTGAGGGAAGACGAAGATAAATTCTTGTTTATTCATATTCTTAAAACTCAAATAATTCTAGTTGTACATATCTTTTCTTCGGGAGTAGCTTTTCTACCTCCTTCAATATCTTAGCTGCGCTCTTGCAAACAGAACTATTCCGGTTGCGCTCTTGTTCTATCTGTACGTTAAGCCAATGCTTTACCCAATTCAAAGCATGCTCTATGGCATCTTCCTGTGTCTTGAACCAATTCGTGTTGCTGAGGTTAGTTCCAAACGCCCCTCCTCTATCTGCTAGCATGTACATCACACCATACGTCCACTTCCCTCTAACATAAGCTGTGGATATTTCGATATGAGGGATTCCGCTGCCGATTTCTGTCCTATCAGGATTCGTGCATACACCGAACTCGTTGAATAGAAATTTCTTTATCATGATTCCATTTCACTTTCTGTTATTAACAACTCATCAAACATGGGGCTATCCTTGCATGAGCAACACCACGAAGATTCCTCCTTGTCTTCCGTTACCTCATAGTAATCGGGATATTCCTCCTTATAGAAGTCTAGGATTGCATCCGCCACTTCTGCCATTTTCTCCTTGGCTGCCGTCTTGGTTGAGTAAACTCCTTCGACATAAACGCATGAATTGTCTTGACTATCCACGCCATGTTGTATTAATATGAATACTTTCTGCTTCTTCATGTTACTCGCCCTCCTTCTCTTCTACATCAAATGAAACACTATCCTTCTCGCCTGTGCCTTCCAAAACGCCACTATCGTACACGTCTCTTATGAACCTTTCAGCGCATTCCGGTGAAACGGCAGAACATTCCATCTTGTAGGTGATTTTCTCAACGATTTCTACTACATACTTTTTCATACTTAAATCCTTTCTTTAAATTGTTAATACTAGTGGACGGATAGTACGTTGCAACCATCTGTAGCGGCTTGGATACCGCATTCGCCCTATAATCAGCAACAAATATCTACTTGATGTGCTCTAGACAAGTGTTCTTGCTTGCTAGCATTCCATTCGTGAGGTAATAGCTTTCACGGAATGGTGTCTGCTTGATGATGAACGTTGTCTTGGCTTTATATCGCTTGTTGTACTTGTCAACGTGCGTGGCTCCCTTGAAGCATTTAATTATTATCGTCATATCCTAGCCCTCCATTAAGTTATCTACAAGTTCATCCGTGGTGGCGAAAATCTCTTCGAGGTCTCTAGTCAGATAGCCACCTTTCTTCGTCTTCAGCACTAAGTGAGCGTGCATCTTCAAAGAACTGATTTTTTTGATAATCTGTTCTCTCTGAAAGCCTATCTGTGGTGTTCTGCCGTTTGTGAAGTAGTAACCAATGTTGTAGTACAACTGCTCTGCCATATCACCATAGAGAGCGGATGTCGCATCATTTCCCAAACTTCCGTTTGCTAGGGAGAGATAGACGATTTCGCCTTCCACTATCTTGTTTTCGTGCATGGTGTAAACGTGCTGATGAAGATAGAAATCGCATAGCAAGTTCGTCTTGGCATTTCTCTGAACACGCCAATCATTTGCAATTTGCATGCAAGCGTAAACCTCCTTGCCTTCTGCGAGGTCTTTGGCGATGCGGTCGAACACTTCCTGCTCGGTTGGATTTCGCTCTTCTCCGCTCTCATCATCAACGATGGTATAATCATCATATCCCCATCCTTCCTTGTCAACAAGTTCAAGCCCTGCGGCTTGTGCCTTTACCACGTCTTGTATGGTGTTAATTTCAACTCCTACCAAATTGTCACTCAATCTAACTGCCTTATTTGTCTTCATAATTTATCTCCTATATTTTTTGTTTGTAACAATGAATTGAATTGATGCTATTAATATCTATAAATTTCTTGCCGTCACTGCTTTCTACAATGAGTGCATTCATATATCGTTCATAGCGTAAAATTTGACCGAGGTATGGTCTTACTTCCGTTGTTTCGTTAATTCCGTTGATAAGGATAATAGTACGTTTGTTATTTTCCTTATTCAACTCAAAAGCGTAATTAATTGCATTCTGCACTAATACTTGGTTCATATTCTTATCTCCTATAATTTACTTATTATTGTTAACCATTCTAGCGGCATAAGTTCTGCCGATAATCTTGTTAACTTCTGCTTGCTGCTGATAGTCGGTGCAGTCTGTGAAGTCCTCTTGATCCTCATAGAAGCGTGCTGCGCTCTTCAGTTCGTGAAGGCTGGCTTTGGTGTAGTCCTTTGCCGGATTCACTTGTCTGAGGTTCTCGCAAGTCTTGCAATACTCGATGAAATCAAAAAGGACTTCCTTGTCATTGATGGTGTCCTGCATGCCTGCTGCCATGATAGGTAGGGCAACTATCGTTGCCACTACCAATACTAACTTAATGCTCTTCTTCATGTTCTTATCTTTTTTCTAGTTTAACATTCACGATATATGGTAAAGTGTGTTGCGGCTTGTTGTGCTCGCCCGAGAAGATGAACTTATTCAATCTATTGTTGAAGGTGCTCTCGTTCTTCTCTATTGTACTCTTTATCATATCCTCGCTTATCTGCTCTGAACGCATGATGATGAAGTGATTCTCATACTGCTTTGCGTTCTGTCCTCGCTCTGCTACTGCCACAAGTCCGAAATCTGCGTGGAAGAATAGATACTGATAACCAGTGAAGATTACGTCAACTCTGTTGCGTGCCGTCTTTGTTACTCTGATGATGTTCATTTTACTCGTCCTCCATATCTTTAGCCGCTCTAATCTGATAGCCAAAAATGGCTCCAAATAAAGCACATAAAACAAAAATTGTGATGTCCATATTACCTACCCTCCTTAATATCCTAAATTCTTTCTGATTAATGCGGCTGCGAGAACATTGTGAGCGGTTATAGGCTTTGGCTCTGCCTTGCTTTCTACCCATGCCGCACCGCCAAAATACCAATTGTCTCTTTGCCATTCCTCGCAAAACTTCTCGGCTTCCCAACGTGTAGGAAACTCCTTTTCTCTCATTTCCGAGTTTGGTCTTCTGCCATACTCGTAATGTGCTACGTGATGTACTTTCATTTGTCGTTCCTTTCTTTTAAATTGTTATACTTGTGCGGTCTCACGGATTGAACGTGAAATAGCTCCTCTATTCGCTGACCGCTGCCGTGTTACTTCTTGCCAAAGTTGAAGATTCTAACAAACTGATAGAAAGTTCTTGGGTCGCAAAGGTGGAAGAGGTCTTCCAAAATGAACTCCTTGCACTCTCTGCAGGTCTCCTGTATCTGTGCTGCGGTCTCGTTGCCGCATTCAAGCCAATACGTGAAGACTTCTCCTAAACTCTCAAAGTCGTTACTACCATCATAGAACTTCTTCTGCTGCTCGTAAGTCTTGTTTCTTCTCATAATCTTGTAGTGTTATGGTGGGGATTGCTCCCCACCTAGTTAGTTACTCTTCTTCCTCCTCTTCTTCCTCGTCCTAATCGTCATAAGGTCGGGTCGTATCTACTTCGCCATCATAGCTTATATAAATATCCTCGTCCTTTGCGATGAGTTCAACGTAATCGGCTAACTCGTTTGTGCCGATAAACTGGTATAGGCTATCTAACATTGCGCTATCGCCTAACTCTTGACGCAAGTTGTCAAATGCGTTGCATACCTCCTTGTAGTCTCTTTTAACTGCCATTGTCTCTTCTGTTTAATCGTTATACTAATCTTGTTATCTTGATTCTGTAGATAACCTCACACTTCTTGCTTGAAGACTCTTTACGCTTCTCATATTGAGTGTATGTGTTACCATACATGTCCTTTGCCCGTCCTACATACTTGTAGCCAACGTCCTTCATATTCCCCTTGATGCGCTTTGCGACCTCATCATCAACACGAGTTGTTTGAATTGGGAAGGTTATAACTCTGTCGGAACGTTTTATTACCTTGAAAGACTCTATAATGTTATCTGCTTCCATAACTCTAACCATTAATTTTCTTGTTAATTCTCAATAATGCTCTGTCCGTCTCATGTTGGAGACAAGTATTCGAACTTATATAAGTGTTAAGACCTAGCTTTCCGCCATGTCTGTTTTTCTTGTAAGCGAAAAGGAGAACGCTTAGTGCGTAATACTCCTTTTCGGTCAACTCTAATGTAATCTTCCCTGCTGCCATAACTCTTCTGTTTAATCGTTAATACCTTGATTACACTTGCTTGGGCTTTTATGCAGTCTGCAAGTATAGTAATCGGAATCTTGTGATATTGTGGAGAAGTGATAAACGTGATGTTTACACCCTCCGCAAATCTGTTCTTCTATTATTGTAATCATACCATTACTCCTTCCACCAATCGGAAACGTCACTTCTCTTAAGATGTCTCGTTTCCAAAAACTCTTTGAGGGTGCTGCAATAAGTGTTCATTGAATAGCAATCACCCTTCAATATAACATGTACTTCATTAGCCATAGTCTTATATTTTAAAAGTTACTTACTAGGTTGTCCAATATAGGCTCCTCACCTCTGCCCAACCAATTTTGAAAGTGTTTCAGTGCTCTTCTTATGCAAGCCACCTCCGCTTTTGTCAACTCCTTCTTCATTGTCTTGAATTGTTTGGCGTGGGGAGGGGCACTGCCCCCTTATCATCTCCCCACACAACGTTACATACTCATTTCATACACCCAGCATTTGCCTTCATGCTCCCAAGCAAAGGCTTCTGCTTTATCTCTTGTCTCAACCTGCCCCATGATACGTGGTATCTTGTTAGGCTGAATGAACTCTCTAACTACGATATACTTCTTCATACCTTTACAATTTACTTCTTATCTGTCTGAGTGAAACTCTTTCCTTTGGAGTGAGGTAGATGCCGTTAGCACCTTCCTCACTGCTTGCAACCTCATGCAGGATATACTTAAGCACCCACAACTGGTTAGCCGTTAAATCTAGTCTCTTTATCGTTGCCATACATTATAGTCGTATGTCTGTTCCAGAACCTTGTCGTATAACTCTCTAGTCTTCTCCACGCTATCGCCCTTCCAATGAAATGGATTCTCGTTAGCGGTTCTTCGAAGCATGTTGGCAACCACGATGGCTTCTGCCTTTGTGAGTTCCAACAAAATCATTGGTGTTCCCTTTTCCATAATCTTATGTTTTAGAGGGGCTATTGCTAGCCCCTTTGTTCTACTTAATCACCGCCACGTAATATGTGGCTCCTTCCGATTCTTCTATTTCGTTCGATAACTCTGCATAGGTTATAGCCTTTTGCTCGTCGTCAAACGCTCCTTTTACAAGAGTAGAGCTATACTCTGATACTCTTACAACTAAATACTTCTTCATAATTGTTACTGATTAAATTAAACTTAAAGCAGGTGTACGTTTGCGCCCAACGTCTGCAAGCCTCATGCAGCCTAGCCCCCTTCATTTAACGTCCGTGGGTTGACGTGTTTCGATATTTCTCTAGTCTAACACGACTAGCGTTTTTACATCTTGCGTGATGAGTGTTTGAGACTTCTTTGTCTTGTTGCTTTGAGAGTGGCAACTAACTCGGTGTACGATGTCCTCGGTGTGTTACAGAGTTCTACCTCTCCGTATTGCTGACTAACACTATTTCTATAGCGGTTGTTTCTCATCAATTCACTAATGTGCCATCGCTCCGCTTTGGAAACCAAACTAACTTGATTTCGAGTGCAAAGATAAAGCAAAACTTTATTTCTACCAAATTTCAAAGCAAGAAATGCTTTATTTTTAATACTTATTAATAAAGTTCTACTGAATTTTTACAGAAATTAAATAAAGATATGCTTGTTTTTGTGTAACTTTGTACCCAAAAATAAAGCAACGTTTAATTTTATGGTTAAGATATACTTAAAGGAAATTTTAAAGGAGAAGGGCAAGACTTCAAAGGAGTTTGCCGAAGAGATGGGTGTAACCGCTGCGGCTATTAGCAATATTGTGACTGGTCGCAACTATCCTACGTATGATTTGTTAGAGAAGATGGCGGACAAACTAGGAGTCAAGATGTCCACTCTTCTAGGTGAGGAGCCTTTGAGGGTCGTTGATACCTCGAAGGAGTTTGCAGCGTTCGTGCGCTACAAGGGCATCCATTACACTGCTGATAACCTTGATGAGTTCTTCAAGCAGGTGGAGGAGATTAAAACGATAGCAAGATGATAGAACTTATCATGTGGCTCGTATTCGGTGCGGTCTCATTCCTCGGCATCGCCTACCTCTTTCACGCATTCGGGAAAGTGGAGGAGCCTAAGACCGCATCCGTGAAGTATGCAGAATGGTTCCTGCAACTGATTATCGTGGTGTGCTACTTGTATTCGGTGTACCACTTCGGCAAGTGGCTGCAAGATTTGTGGCGCTAGCCCCACACGGCATGGGGAGGGGCGTAGCCCCGTGGGGGCGCTGCCCCCTTATCTCCCCACACCCCTTCACTCCCCCCACCTTGTCAACCTCACCCAATAGAGAGAGAAGCACACACACCATGGGAACCACGCAACACCACACAACACTCACATAACACATCACGTAACACCTATGCAAGGCAAGCCCTAAGCCTTGATGATACACGAAGCATGTCCAAACCGGCATCTACAAGCCTTCATCCTAGATGGGCGTGAAATCCTGCACTATACCGCCAATACCCCGAAAAACACCATAAATAGGCTCTAGATGGGCTTAAAATGGCTCTTATATGGCTCAAAACTCACGAATTTGAGGAAAATCCCGACCATTTGCCCGAAAACCGCAAAAATCGGCAGAAATGGAATGAGTTCGCTTTGAAATCACCTGCAAACCATTCAAGAGCAGCGTTAAATCTTCTTAATGACTTCCTTATGCGTACGTGCGTACCTATTAATGCAAGACGCTTTTTTTGTTTGCAAAGTAACTTCATTTATGAAATAAGAACTTTCTTTACACTCAGTTTGTGTTTCCCCTTTGGAGTGATTGAGACTCAAATCCTCATTATCAAGTGGTTACGTTTTAAGGGTATTTTGTACTTTTGTTTACAAAGTGGAAGATTTCGGAGTGCATGAGGTAAATGGTTTCGTAGATGTTTGCGCCCCGACTAACATATTGGTGGCTTGGAGTGGGAAAAATCCTTGCATGGAAACACGGCAAAACGTATCGCCAAATATTATATATTTGCCGTCACAAACGTAAATATCAAGATTATGAGCGAAATATTGACAAGAATACCAAAGGTTATTGCTTCCTCTCCAGTGCTCACGGAGAAGAAGGAGTGGATATTGGGTGCGGCATCCTTGGCGGCAGGCATTGGTGCTTCTCTGTTCGGTGCTAACAAGGCGAAGAAGGCAGCGAGAAGGGCACAAGCCGAGAATCAGTATAGAACCAACGCTGAAAAGGCGTGGTACGACAAGAACTACAACACCGATTACCTTGACACCAAGGCAGGACAGAACCTCATGAGAAGAGCGCAGGAGGTGCAGGATGAGTACGTTCGCAAGGCTGATGGTGCGGCAGCGGTTGGCGGTGGAACTGCTGCAAGCGTGGCGATGGCGAAGGAAGCGGCTAACAAGGCGATGGGAGACACGATAGCCAACGTAGCAGCGCAGGACACGGCACGCAAGCAGCATGTGGAGGATGCTCATCTTGCCAACACGCAGCAGTTGTCTAGGGAACGTCAGCAAATCGAGCAGCAGAAGGCGCAGGCAACGAGCGATGCAGCCCAAAACGCTTCAAATGCGATGTTCAATTTCGGTGTGAACCAATTGGGGTCACAACTCGAAGGGGCTAAGTCGCAGGGCAGCAGCACTTTAGGCGGTTCACATAGTGGAATTGATAACACAAATGTAACACAAACCCCTAAAGTAAGCCCAACTGGAGTGGCATACGAAGCCCAATACGGCAAGGGAGCCGTGGCAGACCCTATCCCTGCTGGCTACAACGAGGTGGGGCAGCATTATGACCCTCTAGCCCTAGCCACTGGAGCCAAGAAGAGGTTGAAGGGGTAGCAGCCAAAGGGTGAAGGTGCGAGCGACTGGCGAGGACGGCAAGGCAAGGGCAGGCGAGGCGTAGAGGACACCCCAAGCCCCCCACCCCCTTTGACCACCGTTGCAAATTATAGTAGATAAATACATAAATAAAAATCCCGCCCCCCACCCCCTTTTTCTGGATTTCGGTTTTCCGATTTTCCCCACCCCTGATTTTTCGGGAAGTGTTAATGAAATTAAAACGCAAATAATATGGAAGTAAAGATAAGAAAAGGTCTTTTGTCTCAGATAGAAAAGCCATTCGAGTCTAGCAATAATAAGATAACGCTAGATGATTTAGTGAAATTCCTAAAAGAAATGGAAGAGCAGTATAACCATAGAGTAAATACTAGACGTGAGTATTATGCTCGGTTGATATGCAAGGATGGAAAAGTCCGAAATGTGCTAGTGGTAGAAAACAAGAAGGAATCTGAGGAGTGGGGTCATAAATTCTACGATTACAAAGAGACAGATAACGGCATTATTCCTGCATCGTACGACGATATTATAAACCAGTTTTTAAAACATTAAAATAATATAGATATGACATTAGAAGAAGCAAAGAAGATATTGGAAAAGGAAGGTTTTAAGCTTGGCGGACCTGGTAAGCCTGGAGTTGTTAGTGAAGCCTTTGCAGAATACGAGGCTCCTGATATTTGTGAAGCGATGCAGATTGTTTGTTCTGCCGGCTTTCAACTCGCTATGTTAGCTGGAGTCTTTGACGAGCGCAAGGAACGTTTGAAGAAGGAGTATGAAAAGAACACCAAGGCTCCCGATTCTGCAAAGAACTGCATCAAGGAAGATTCAGGTGTAAACCCAGCCCTTAAGGAATCAGCCTCCCAGTTCAACGATGCCTTGTTGAATGAGCAGGCGAAGAAGATTGCAGAGCTTACCAAGGAGAAATCAAATCTGGAGGATCAGATTACGGTTTTGAATGCTTGTAAAAAGCACAACGATAAAATCGACCGAAAACAGATTAAGTGTCTCGGCAAGGAGATTGCACGACTGAACGGAATCATCCATGACAAGAACGCTGTTTTGTCTGACGTTGCAGAGGAGCTTCGCCTTACAAAGATTCGTGAGAAGAATCTGATCGAGGTAAGCCAGAAGTACATGAAGGAGAACGAGGAGTTGAAGAAGGAACTTGCAGATAAGGTTGTTGACAATATTGATACTCAGGCTTTGAAGAGTGCCGAGAGTGCTCTCGCCTGTAAGGAGCAATTAATTTACTATAAGGATAAGATAATTGCCTACTATAAGAAGAAGTATGTTTGGTATAAGGGTGCATACGATGCTGCTCAGCAGATTCTCAATACCATTGCAGATTACGCAGCCAAGCATCCTGATAAGAAATTCAGCGACCAGATGGTTGAGGAGAATCATCCTACTATTGACAATCCCGAGGAAATCGAGATTGAAAAAGCAGTAAAGCTTGTACGTAAGGCTATGAAGGAAGGTCACACGGTTACTATTGATTATAAAGATTAGCGTATGCCAACAAAGAACAATCAAGATACACAGCAGCCGAAGAGGGCACCCATTACTATTAGTGGGTATCCTCAGGCGGCTTTGGACATGATGCGAGCCAGACACCCCGACTATGATCAGGTGATGGGTGGCGGCAATCAGGTGATGCAGGGTGCTCCACAGGGCGGCATTCCAGCGGTGGCTAGCGTGAACGTCTTTCAGCAGGGCGGTAATGCCATGGGAAAGTTTCAGCCTCAGCCGGTACAGACAGGGGCGGCTCCAGTAACGGATTTTACCCAGATGCCGAAGCAGGAAGAGTTCGTTCCGCAGGGGAATGGCTATGCCAACCCAGCTTTGGGACCAGTTCAGACTCCTTACATGGGTGATGCGGCAGACAACACTCCTCAGCCTCAGACCAGTTTCGAGGGAATGAAGCAGCCTACAGGATGGAATGAGGACGGCACACCTAGCTATGATGCGCTTTCTTCCGCTTTGAGTGGCTATCAGACGGCACAGGGTAAGCAGGTTCCTGAGTTTCAGGCAGACCCTTCACAGAGGGATGGCGGATTCTTCGGGTGGCTTGGCAAGCTGATTCCCAAGAACAGACCGGGCATGAGAGAGGGTGAGACTCCCGATGAGTATGACCGCCGAATGACTACCAACAGGGAGAATATCGCAGCCTTTGCCGATGCCATACGCCACATGGCTAACATCGTGAACACTTCCAAGGGTGCGCCTCTTCAGCAGTTCAACGACCCTACTGCCATGATGGAACAGGGCTATCAGAACAGAAAGGCGCAGAGACAGAGAGAAGCGGCGGCGGCTTCTGATGCGGCTTACAAGCAGGCGGAGTTCGATCTGGAGAACCGAAAGGCACAGGCTGACAAGGTATATAAGGAGTACCTGATGGGGCTTCGTGGTGAGAATGCGCAGCTTGCAAAGGATAAGTTTGAGTACCGAAAGGGAAAGGATGAGGCTGCTGCTCAGTATAAACAGGAGAAGGACCAGCGAGACTTCGAGTACAAGCAGGGACGTGACAGGGCAAAGGACGAGCAGACCAACAGAAGACTGAACATTTCACAGTATAATGCTACCCATAAGGGAAGCGGACGTGGACGATCAGGCGGAGGTGGAGGCTCTTCTGCCAAATACGTAACTTGGGATGCAGAAGGAAAACCTCATTATGCATCTAACAAGACCATGTATGAAGCCAATGAAGCTTACTACAATGGAAATACTTCTGGCAATTCATCTACATCAAGCAGCAAGGAAGTGCTCAACAGGGATGGCTCTACTACAAGAACCACCAACAGACAAAGCGGTTCTACTGTTGCTCAGAGAGCAGGAGCGCAGAGAAGACAGAGAGAAGAAGCCAGAAAGAGGGCAGCGAAGCCTGCCGGCAAGTCGCATAACGGCTATAAGAATACAAAGAAACTTGGTTTATAAACATTAATATATAATATATGGCTGGAGATAAATTTGACCAACTTTATAACGCCTTGAAAGCCGATGGCGCAGTTTCAGGAACTAGAGAACATTTCAGACAGTTCGTGTATGCGCCTGGCAAGCAGGGCTATCATAACAGAAAGCAGCTCTATGATGCGCTTCACGCCGATGGTGCTGTTTCCAGTAAATCGTATGAGGAGTTTGCGCAGCGACTCGGACTTCACGCAGTAAATCCGAAGCCTCAGCAGCAGAAGCCTCTTACTATGAAGCAGAGAGCGCAGGAAGTGGCGGCGCAGTATCAGAAACCAAGGCAGCAGAAGGCGCAGCAGCCTAGAACGGCTACTGCTTCTGGTACAGACTACATGAAGAACTGGAAGTTGATGCACATGCGCAACGACCAGATGAACCCGATGCAGCAAGCTCAGGCTAGTAATGCGCGCGCACGCATGCAAAGAGCACAAGAGCAGGCTGCACGTCAGGAACAGCAGAGAGCTACCCCTATCAGCAGAAGCAGAATAACTCCTACTGCCAAGAATTTCAACGAGACGATGCAGCAGCTTTCTACTCCAGAGGCTAGACAGGCTAGAGCCAAGCAGCAGCGAGAGGATGATGCAAGAACTCTTGCTCAGTATGAGGTGGAGGGTAACAAGTTCGTAAGAAATGACGGGCAGTCCGAAGGTATTTTGGGTAATGATCTGCTCAAACTGGTAGATTCTTCCATGAATGAAGCACAGGAATTGACACGTCAGCAGTATCAGCAGAACCTTGACAAGAATGGCGGCATCTATGCGCCACAATCGGTAAAGGAACAGGCTTTTCGTGATGCCCAGGCGCAAGAACAGGTGAACCGTCAAAACGTTCTGATGAACAATCTCAGCAGCAAAATCAACGAGATTTACTCTCAGAAGGGAATGCAGCGACATATTGCCGAGAGCGCAGAGAAACTTAACATGGGCGTGGAGGAATATGTGGACAAATACGTTACTCCAGAGATTGTGAACTATGCTCAGAAGGCTCTGACGATGCGAAATCAGGAGGAAATCATGCCTCATGGTGCGCTTGACTATATTGCCAAGAACCTCAGCAACTCTATTATCGGTATGGTGTTGGCTCCTTCCGTGATGTCTAGAGATACAAGACAGAGATTGCAGGAAGGTATCGCTATCGCAGACGGTGATGCAGAGATTCAGAAGGTTGACGGTCACAAGGATGAAACCTATCGCTCGGGCATCGGTACGAGATTCGCTTCTACAGCCGTCAATATGGCTGCTGACTCTGGTCCGCTTGCCGTAATCGGTGCCGGTGCAAGTGCTGCCGTGAATACTGGAACCCGAGTTCTGACTAACGGACTGGTGAAGGCTGGCGTGATGGAGGCAGCCCAGAAACTTACCGCACAGCAGATGGCTTTCAAGGTTGCCAATATGACTACGGCACAGAAGATCATGTCGGGATTGGGTACTAGAACGGCTACAAGTTCACTGAATCTTGCAGGATATTCGGGTGTGACTGCTGCTTTGAGTCAGGCTTCAACAGGTGATGATACTTCTTTGCAGGCTATCGCTGAGGCTGGACTGAAAGGCGCAGGGCATGGTGCGGTTACTGGTGCTATGTTTGGTGTATCTGGTGCGGTGATGTCTCCTTGGGTTTCCAAGTTCGGAATCACCGGCATGGAAAAGAGTACTGGAGAGAGATTGCTTCATGGCACACAGAAGTTTGGTGCTACGGCTGCTGGTCTCGGTGTTGAGGCTGGAACCATGATGGTTGCCGACAACGTGACTGGCGATAAGGATATTTCCTTTGGTACTTGGTTGGAAGATGTTGTGATGGTTGGCGCATTCAAGGCTGGCGAGCCTAGCAACTTCGTGAAGATGGGCAACATTCTGCATCATCTTACTCATAATAGCGGTGGTAATTTCGTGATTGGCAAGAATGCCAACGGCTCCCCTATCGCCGTGGATATTCGTCTGACTCCTGACGAGAAGAATGAATTGATTTCTTCTGCATCGGGCAAGAATCTGATGGATGCTTTTGTGAAGGTGGACCGTGCATCGAAGACTGCTCCAAGAGATCCGAAATACAAAACGGCATACACGGATTTCATGAACGACTCAGATGTTTCTCAGAGCACCAAGGAGAAAGTGAATGCAGCGATGGGACTGTTCAATACCACAAGGGGCAAAAGCTACCGCAGCGTGAACGACGTGAAGAACAAACAGATTCTTGAATACACCAAGAACGGAACACTTCTTACACGTACCTCTTATAAGAATGCCGATGAACGCCGTGCCATCCTTTACAAGCAGAAGCTTTATCGTGACAACGACGATATGCTTTCGCTGATTGGATATTCCAAGATGAAGGATATGCAGCTGACTGATGAGGACGGAAATGTTACCAGTCTGGTACTTGGCTTCCTCCGTGATAACGGCTATGACACAAGCAAGGATGTTACAGACCCGAAAAACGCCCAGTTGATTAATGACTTGCGCAACCCGAAGAGTGCGCTCTATCTTGACTGGGAGAAGTATGTGGATAAAAACGGCTCGTATGGCTATATCAAATCGGGAAACACAGAGGTTGTAGGTGGTTTCTTGAACGCAATGAAGGAGATAATCAACGACAAGGGACAAATGATTGTTGATATTGACAAAATCATGCAAAAGGACCCGATGAAGCGTACCGACCAGGAGAATCAAATCTTCTATGGTGTGAAGAGAGCACTGGAATATGATCTTTTCCCTAGCGGAAGACCACATGAAGACCAGTCTGCAAGCCAAGGTAAGGCGGCGGCTGAGGATAATAACCTTGGCACCGAGCAGCCGAACGGCGAAGTGGTATTGGATGAATTGAGAAATCTTCGCAACGCAGAGCAGGAGCTTGAAGCTGCCATGGAAGGAAACGATGTTTTCAAGCAGGTGTTTGAGAAATTGCACCAGCAGGGCTTGACACCGGCACAGATTTACGATGCACTTATTCAGAATGGATTGACCCAAGAAGAGTTGACCCCACTTGCCCAATATATCAATGCGAACGCTAGAGCGCAGGGTATGCAGCAGGCTACTGCTGATGCCATCGAGGAAAACGTGAAGGAGTTTACTTCTGATTGGAGCTATCACGGAACGCTGAACGGTCAGAAGATGGACGGCGAGCAGGCTCTGTATGTACAGGACAGCAACAGCAGAACCCTTCTTGTTGGTTCGGGTGATGTTTCTTTTGACCCGATTACTGGCAAGGCGAAGGAAGGTAGCGGTGATATGCTTGTCTGTCTTGACCCTAATACCAAGGAAATGGTTTACGTGAAGGCAGATGAGGTTACTCTGTTCCAGAATCAGCCTATCGACCAGTTTGCTGCTGAGTATCGCCAAAGATTGCAGATGAAGAACTCTGAGCCTTATAATCAGGCGGCACAGGAACAGGCGATGCAGGATGCAGCCAAGGCGCAGCAGGAGCAGGAAGCAGCGAATATTAGCGAAAACACCGTGGCAGAGCCACGACCACAAAATGAGCCTAAAAATGAAGTTTCTTCTGAAAATCAAGATGTTAAGGGTGGCCGCGAACCGGGTGTTGAAGAGCCGCGTCCCCAGCCTCAGCCTACCCGAAAGTTTGCAGATGGCACAGATGTTCCTATGGCTACGGACAGTAAGGGAAGACCTACGCCAGACTATGCTAGTATGACTCCAGAGCAGAGTGCGGAGATTCTTACTGAGGATTTCGGGGAGAATGCTGAGAAGGTGGTGGACGGACAGATTAAGAAAGCTGAGAATGCTTTGAAGGATGCCGAGAAGATGAAGGTGGACTATACCGCCGAGCCTAACGACATCATAGAGCAGGAGGCTTTGAAGAACCAGACCATTGAGGCTGCCAAGAAGCAGTTGGACCACGCTCAGAATATCAAGAAGGCTATGACTGCCAAGAAGGTTGCGGAGACTGTGGGTAGTACCGAACAGACAGAGGGCGCACATGAAGCTGGTAGCGTGGCTGCACAGAAGTTTGTGAATGCACCACGACTGGTGGGCAACAAGCGCACAAGAATGCTGCCTGACGGAGAAACCAAGATTAAGGGGCACTATGAGATTGTTCCGGCTGAAAGTCTTACTCCTTCTCATGATGTAAACAATGGCTATAAGAAATCTGAGGGATTCCCTACCGATGCTGAGGGCAGAACCGTGAATGGTCGTGACTATGAACACGATAAGGCGGCTCAGCAGAATACCGACCAGATTGCCCGAAAGTATAATGGCATGGCTATCGAGCAGGTGCCAGTGGTATCTGACGAGGGTATCGTTTATGATGGTAACGGTAGAACCATGGCAGGACAGAAGGCTGCAAAGGACGGCACGGACGGCGAATACATCAACGACCTTCTGGAGAATGCCGAGAACTTCGGCTTTACAAGAGAGCAGATTGAGCAGAGCGGTATCGAGCATCCTCGCCTGGTATTGGTGACGGATGAGCGACTGCCATACGATGCGGCTACCTTCGCCAAGTTCAACCGCAACGAGAAGAAGACTCAGAGCAACACAGAGCAGGCGGTGGCTAAGTCTAAGACCTTGACATCTGACGAAATAGGTGCTATCGTTGCCGAGATTGACGGAAACGGTTCACTTGATGCTTTCTTTAACAATTCCAAGGCAATAAATGACCTTATCAAGACGTTAGTAAGTAAAGGCATCATCGGACAGAACGAGGTGGCTCAGATGATGGAAAGCCCTGAACGACTTTCAGCACAGGGCAGGGAGTTCGTGAAGAACCTTCTCTTGGGTTCTATCTTCAAGCCTGAGACTATCAGAATGCTGGGCATCGACTCTACGGTGAAGAATAAGGCTATCAACGCTATCCGCTCGGTGATGGACAACATGAAGCTGGGCGAGTTCTCTCTTCGTGACGAGATAGACCAGGCTATCCAGTTGCTCTATGAGGCAAGACAGGGTGGCAATAAGGTTGATACGCTGCTGAGAACATCGGATATGTATGGTGAGGATGCGGCTAAGCGTTACTCTTCTATCTCTCAGATGATGGCTTTAGCCTTGGAGGGCAAGGTATCTGATTTCAGAGATTTGCTTGATGAGTACAACCGCATTGCTGCCGCTAGAAACACTGGCGAGGGCAGTATCTTTGAGGCTGCTCCTACCAAGGAAGAGTTAGTAAAAGAATTTTTGGACTTTAAGAAATGGCAAGATTATGGAACAGGACATTCAGAAATTGAAGGAAGCAATGATGTTTCAGGCGATGAAAAACCTCAACAGGAAGCATCAGGAGGAAATGAACCTGCAGAAGCAGAGCGACCAAGAGTAGAGGAACCTGACGATTTGGTAAACAAGGAACTCGAAAGTCGTATTGAAGTGACGGACGAGGAAACCGAGACTCCATCAAAGAATGGTCCTATCATGAAGCAGAAGATTCTGATTGATGGAGACAAGGAAGTGATGAAGGTTGATGAGCCTAACAAGAAGGGCGAGTACACTGGGTCTTACTATGAGTATGATGGCAAGAAGTTTGGCGACCTGAATGAGGTTACTGAGTATATTGACAGCAAGAAGGAAGAAGGTCCTCTCCCACTCCTTCCTAATGAAGAGAAGCCAGACCCTAAGTTTAACCCGATTGAGGCGGCTGCCGCTGAGTTCAAGAAGGAGCATCCACTGACCGAAGATGAGATTATGGGTATTAAGGACTTGGACGATGAGGCTAAATATACAGCTATTGACTATCTGAACGGTGAGGATGATTCCGAGATTGCCCGAATCTGCTATGAGCAGGCTTACAACAAGGCAAAGGGCAAGAAGCAGCCAAAGGTGGAAGAGCCAAAGACCGAGAAACCTATCAGCGTTGAGAATGATAGCACAAAATCCGCAAAGGAGAAATTGGAAAAGGCAGTTGATTATATCAACGACCAATACGACTACGATTTCAAAGATGCAGACACTCTGATAAAATGGGCATTGAAGAAGGGAGGAGAAAAGTTCCTTAGAAAGTGGATTTCTGATAACTTAGGACCACTCACTAATGAATTTATGTCTTCTTACAAGACTGTTTATCAGACTGGTAAATCTGCCGCTGAGCAAGTAAAAACAACCCCTAAGACTGCCGAGCAGAAGAAGATGGACATCAAGAAGTTCAAGGAGGAGAGCGACAAAGAAATAGCTGATTTAATGAATCAGTTCCTTGCTGCTGCCAACGACCGAAAGGATGATGGTGGCGGAAAGGTTTTATCTACTCTTCTTCCTATTCCTTCTAAGGCTTTGAAGTGGATGGATAGACATCTTTCGTTGACCGACAAACAGAAGGAGATTCTTCCAAAGCTTCTATCTGCTATGAAGAAAGGCATGTATGCTCGCATCAAAGAAGGTGTATATAACCTTGAAGATGTGATGGAACGAGTAAGAAAGGACTTTGATTTCTTCTTTAGCAAAATAGACAAGGAAGATGCCAACAAGATTCTTGCTGAGGCTGCCTATAAGGGTAGATATACTGACCCAGAGACTGGCGAACGCATGAAGCTTTCTGAGTTTGCAGAGCGTGAGAAGAAGAATACTCCTGAGCATCAGGAGAATCTGGTGGGTGACTCCAAGAGTGCCGAGGAAAGAAAGCAGGCGGAGAAGAAGTTTATTGATGCCGTGAACCTTCAGTTGGGTTTCAAGCATAAGTTTAACGGTATTGTTGAGCTGAGAAAGATTGCAGAGAGAGTTGGCTTGAAGGACATTAAGGACACGGATTTGCAGGAGCTTGCAGAGACTGCCATTGTTAAGCGTGCAAGAGGTATTGCTTCTTCGGAATCAACCAACGATGCCGTGAAGTTTGAACGTATCAAGACACTCTATGAGAATCAGCCTAGCCTCAACCAGCGTGATTCTGAGCGAGTGATGAAGCAGCAGTATTCTACCCCTGCCCCTTACGCTTTCCTTGCGGATATGTATGTGAAGGGTAACGGCAAGGTGATTGAGAGTGCTCTGGAGCCTAGTGCCGGCAACGGCATGCTTACCATCGGCTTGCCAATGGATAAGGTGCATGTGAACGATATTGATGCCCAGCGATTGGCGAACCTGAGAAGACAGGGCTTCAAGAACGTGACCAGTCAGGACGGAACTCAGCCTTTTGCAGACAAGAATGTTGACGTGGTGGTGACAAACCCACCATTCGGTAGTGCTACCCCTAAGGAGTATGACGGCTACAAGATTTCTTCTCTGGAAGGACAGATGGCTATCAATGCCTTGGAGAGCATGAAGGACGATGGTCGTGCTGCCATCATCATCGGCGGCAAGACGGAATACGCCAAGAACGGAAGTCTGAATCCGAAAGATAAGGCTTTTCTTGGTTATCTCTATAGCCACTATAATGTGGAGGACGTGATTAATGTGGATGGTAGTCTCTACGCCAAGCAGGGAACCAGCTACCCAACACGTATTATTTTGATAAACGGAAGACGCTTGGACGAGAATGCCTTTCCACCAGTGAAGGATAAGGCTAGAGCCGAGACCGTGAAAGATTATGACGAACTTTATAAACGAATTGAAGATGATATACTACGAGGTGAACGGATGGATTCTTCCATCGGAGAAGAAGGAGGAAAAGTTAACGCAGAACCTGATAAACAAGGGGCTGCTGATACTCCTAAAGAGAGAGTACGAGCAAGAGAACGAGGAGGAAGCGAACCAGATGGTAAGCGAGGGTCTGACGTATCTGACACATCTTCCGTATCAGGAACCCATGATGACTTGGACAATCAACGAGGAACCGATCCAAGAAAAGATGGAGAACTTCCTGATGGAGATAGTAGAACAGACGGAACAGGGGCAGAGCCTACTCCAAGCAAAGAACCAACCACTGGAGCCAATGACGGACGAGTATCTGGATCAGGAGGAGCTGGAGGGAATGACACTCAGCCAAGTTCTGATGAACCTGCCAGCACCGGGAGCGGAAGCGGACCACGGGGACAATTACAGCGGGTGGACAAATCCGTACGTGGACTAAGTACTGAGAAGGTTGCCTATGCCCCAAAGAGTGGAAACCCATTCACTCTGAAGGCGGTGATGCCTGCCGACCAGCAGGAGGCGGTGAATAAGAATCTTGAAAAGTTGGGCGATGCCGACCAGTTCCTTGTTGATGAACTGGGCTACAATGACAAGGATGATTTGTATTCTCATCTTGCCGCAGAGCAGGTTGATTCTGTAGCCCTTGCCTTGCTGCAGGCTAAGAAGGGCAACGCATTTATTATCGGCGACATGACCGGTATCGGTAAGGGAAGACAGGCTGCTTCGCTTATCAGATACGCCAAGAAGCAGGGGCAGGTGCCAGTGTATTTCACCAAGACAGCAGGATTGCTGAGCGATGTTTATCGTGACTTGGTGGATATTGGTAGCCCAGACCTAAGACCATTTGTATTCGGTAGTGCCAAGGAAGCTGCCATTACCGACTCGGAGGGTAACGTGGTATTTGATTTGCCATCGAAGAGCGAGGTGAAGCGTGTGCTCGACTACATTGAAAAGAACGGCAAACTGCCAGACGAATATGACTATGTGTTGACTACTTACAGCCAAGTAAGCAATGGCGTATATGAGTTTGATGAGGACGGCAACCGCAAGGAGAGAAAGCTTGCAAAGGGTAAATCATTCGGTGCTGCTGCTCTAAGCGGACAGAAAAGACGTGATGCCATCGAGAAACTGATGTACAACGCTTATCTTATCCTTGACGAAAGCCACACGGCTGGTGGCAATAGCGGTCAGGGAAACTATTTCCAACACATTATTCAGAAGGCAAAGAATGTTACCTTCTTCTCGGCTACCTTTGCCAAGAGACCAGACAATATGCCTATCTACGCTTTGCGTACTGCCATGAACGAGGGCGGTATGAAAGCATCCGACTTGATTGATGCGGTGAAGCGTGGTGGTGCTACCTTGCAGGAGATTATGAGCCAGACATTGACACAATGCGGTCAGATGATTCGCCGTGAGCGAGATATGACTGGCGTAACCATCGACTGGAAGGCGATTGATGATCCTGAACGAGTGCAGGAGCAGCGAGAGCAGTATGATAGTATCATCGGCTTGTTTAATGATATTATCAATTTCCAAAAGAAATATGTTTCAAGTTACGTTGATGAGCGTAATATTGAATTGGCAGACATCCAATCTACAATGGATATCAAGAAGGGCACAGAGTCTTTAGGTATCAAGAATCAGCCTTTCGCAAGTAAGGCGTTCAATACCGTTCAGCAGGTACTCCTTTCGTTGAAAGCCAAGTCTGCCGCAGAGCGTGCCATCTACTACTTGAAACAGGGCATGAAACCTGTGATTGCCTTGAACAATACCAATGAATCGCAGACTGGCAACCTTGCACTTGGCGAGGAAATGGACGCACCAGACTTGGGTACTTCCTTGAAGAAGGGTCTGGAGGGCACACTTCGTTACACCAAGAAGGATGCCAAGGATAATACCGAAAGCGGTTATTTCAAGCTTGAAGACTTGGGTGAAGAGGCTGTTGAGGCTTATCACGAACTGGAGAAGAAGATTGAGCAGACTAGTACAGGTCTTTCTCTCTCTCCTATTGATGTTATCAAGAACGAGTTGCAGAAGGCAGGATATAAGGTTGGCGAGTTGACCGGAAGGCAGACAGAGTTCGTGTATAACGAAAACGGAACTGTTACCAAGGTGAAGCGTGCTGATACCGACAAGAAGAAACTGGCAAGAGAGTTTAATGACGGTCAGATTGATGCGCTTATTCTGAATAAGAGTGCAGCCACTGGTATCTCTCTTCATGCTTCGAGCAAGTATAAGGACCAGAGAAAGCGTGTGATGATTGTGGCTCAGCAGCAGCTCGACGTGAATGATGAGGTTCAGATGCGTGGACGTATCGACCGAACAGGACAGGTATTAAGAGGTGCTTACGAGTATGTGGTTTCTCTGATTCCTGCCGAGCAGCGACTACTGATGATGTTTAAGGCTAAGTTGAAGTCACTTGATGCCAATACTACTTCTTCGCAGAAGAGTAAGTTCAACGAAATGGACGTTGCCGATATTACCAATAAGTATGGCGACAAGGTGGTTCGTGAGTATATGGCAGAACATCTTGACCTTTATTCCAGAATGGCAGACCCATTCGGATGGGAAGAGAGCTATGGGGATGGTCTTGTTGATGTTGATAAACTGGCATCAATGACAAAGAATAATGAACCTGGTGCTGATGCAAGCAAGCTGCTTGGCAGAATGGCATTACTAAAGGTTTCCGAGCAGGAGAAGATGTTGCAGGAAATTGGTGAACTTTATGCCAACGAGATTCAACGTCTCAACGATATGGGTGAGAACGATTTGGAGATTACAGAGTTACCTTTGAAGGCTAAGACTATCCGCAAGGAGGTTTGGAGGCAGGGCACTGAGCCGGGCGGTGACAACGCCTTTGCCGATAATACCTATATAGAAAAGGTGAACATGGCTATCTTGAAGAAGCCTATGAAAGCCGAAGAGGTGGAGAAAGCGCAGAATAGTCTGACTGGCGGCAAGAGTTGGGATGAATACAAGCAAGCTAAAAAGGATGAAATAAAATCTTACTTCGACAGCAAGGCAGAAGCAGACAAGAAGAGATATGAGGAGCGTGCCGTAAAAATTGCCACAAAAGCCAGAGAAAAATATCTAAAGGATGCGAAAAAAGGACAGGAGAAGTCTGGCATGAGCGATGATCAGATTAAGCAGATGGCTGATTATCAGTATGACAATATCTATAAGCAGGAAAAAGAAAAAGGTGATATAAGTTTAGCTACCAACAAAAGTTTAATAGATAATTTTTATCGTGTACTTGATACGTTTACCACGGAAGATGTATATGTTCTCCCTTTGGATATGAACAAACCAAATGAGTTAAGTGGATTCGGTAATAGTTATGGAAGATTGGTTGATATAAAGATTGCAGACAACTATTCTATCCGATCATCTGTAGTTACATTTGCAACACTTGATGGGCGAAGAAAGATTACATTCCCAGTCTCAGGTGATGTAGGCTCTGGAGAAAACAGGGCTGACATAATCGCTTCCATCGACCGATTGACCAAACAGGCATCTGGCTTGGGAGATAAGCAACTTCGTGTGCTCAACATGGACATTAAGAACTGGGATAAGCTGGTAAGCAACGAGAGCCGCAAGGATGGCTATATTGTAACTGGTAATCTGATGCAGGCTTTGGTTGATAGTAAGGATCAGGGCTTAGGCGGTCAGCTGGTGAAATATACTGCTGATACTGGCGAGGTGAAGACTGGTATCCTGATGCCAGACCGATTCGACCCTAAGGGCTTGACTACGGATGCGCCTATCAACAGCGTGGCTCAGAAGTTTGAGCTTTCATCTTGGCATGGCGGCATTGACGAGGTTACTTCATCGGACGGTGAGGTGAAGGTGAAGCGCATAGACAACTATCGTGGTAACTACTATGAACTTCGTGTACCGAAGAGCAAGGCGAAGGGCGGCAAGTACTTTACGGATAAGGAACTGCTTGAAATGGTTGATGGGCATAATTTCGAGACCAGAGGCAATAGTATGCTTGCTGAGTTCAAGCCAGACCAGTTGAAGCCAGTACTGGATAGACTCTCGAAGATGGGCGTGAAGGTACAGGAGGAGCGCAAGACTTCTGAGGATGAAGGCACCCACTTCCGTGAGGACCGAGGCTTGCGGTATTCTAAAACAGATACAAAAGATGTTAAGAAAGGTAGAATCATTCCCGAAGATGTAGATAAAGATGTATCTTCGCAGATTGAAAAGAAGTTTGATGATGAAATCGAACGTGTTTATGGTAGCAATATCACTCCAGAAGAAAGAGCAGAGATAGAAAAGGCAACTACTATCTTTAGCCGAACTGCATATAGCGATGAGTGGTATAAAGACGAGAATAAGGTTAAACACGTACGAAAGGGTCTCTCTTCTTGGCATAATTATTATAATGATTTAGCAAAGCAATTTGAAGAAGCGTATGGAATCACAAGAAAGACCAGAATCACGACCAGCAAGACCGCCGAGAATAACACCCGAGACGGACTTGTCGGGATGCCAGATTTATCGACCTCACGCAGCGGAAATGAAGAAGCTGGTATCGGAAGAGGAGATGAGAGAAGAATGCCTGAGGAGGATGCAAAATATTACAGAAAGATTATCGAAAGCCTCGCAGCCATCAACAGAGCACACGACTACTTCGTTGAAAGAGCAGAAAAACTTGCATCGAAGTATGGCGTGCGAGGAGACGAATGGATACCGAACGAGGTTATCGAAAAAGTCTTCGAAGACTACAATTCTGACAAGAATATTAAGAAGCTTTACGAACTTGTTAAAGAGCAAATAAAGAATCTTGATGTTAAGTTTGCAGATGTTTATGGTGGTGAAAATGGAACCGTAGGCTACTACGATCATGGCTGGAACTCTATCAGAATAAACTTTGAAGAGCTATGTGCCCATGGTTCGACAAATCAAGATTTGGCATCGACCATCCTTCATGAAATGCTTCATCCACTGACTTCTGACATTATCGCTATGTATCAGAAGGGCTATGCCGACAAGCTTACTCCTTCTCAGATTGATGCTGCAAAGGAAGCTATTGATATTTACAATGAGCTGAAACAAATGCAGAAGGATGGCAAACTCAGCAACCATTACGGACTGACAAATCCTAGAGAAATGATAACAGAGCTTGCTACTCCAAAGTGGCGTAAGGCTTTGTCTGAAATTCCAAACGGAAAACATTGGTGGAGCAGAATCATCAATACCGTTGCCAAGTTCTTCGGTGTCAATAAGTTTAATAAGCTTGGAGAGCTTACTGATACTCTTGACAAGTTGTTGTCGAACTTCGGAAAAGAACAGTTTGATTTTGCTTCAAGGCATCAGAAAGAATTGTTTGATGAAGAGAATCAGGGCAAAAAGGTTACTGACCCAGAGGAAATCAAGCGTCTGGAAGAGGAGCCTAAGATTAAGGTATATCGTGCCATGCAGGTTATTGATGGAAAGCTTTATCCACCTATGGCTGCATCGGTTGGCGGCAAGTTGGTTGAGGCTAATGAGCTTGGGCAATGGATTCGTGCCGACGAAAACCCAGACTTGGCTATCCCAGATATTGACCCTAAGACTGGCAAGCAGAAGGTTGACAAGAAGACTGGCGAACTGAAATGGAAGTTCAAACTTGACAAGGGCGGAAGGGATGCCACCGGCAAGAAGGCTACAGATATAAATGCTGCCTACAATCCTTACTGGCACATGTCTCGCTCTCCTTTGAACGACCAGTTTAAATCGGCTTGGATTCGCCCTAACATCGTTGTCGTGGAATGCGAAACACCTGTTAGTGAACTTACTAGCGGCTACAAGGCAGAAAGAGCCAAGGATGCTGTGGGTGAAGTTGACTGGAAGAGCGGTAGCGTGAGCGGTGAGGTGTTCAAACAGACTGGCAGGGCTAGAAAGGTTATCCTCTCTCGCTGGTGCAAACCTGTTAGAGTGCTCGATGATGCTGAGGTTGCTCAGAAAGCAAAGGAGTTTATCGGCGATGCGAAGGTTGAGATTCCAGAGAATGTGCTGACTCCTAAGCAGAGAATCGCCTTTGAGGAAGCTGGCTTTAAGATTGGTGCTCCTGAGAAGGGCGTGAAGAAGTCTGAGCAGATTATGGAAGCCCTGGAGAAGGGTCTGACTATTGACAATACCGTTTTTTCTGAGGATGGCACCAAGTTCCGCACGGACCACGGTGATGGTAACTATCCTGCTTCATCGGTTGAGAGCCATGTGGAGAAGGTGGCTCAGAAGACTGGCGGCAAGGTTCAGATGGTTTCATCTGTTGACGAAATCACCAACAAGGCGGCTAGGGCTGCTATTGAGGATGGCAGAAAGATAACTGGCTGGTATGATGAGAAGACTGGCGAGGTGCATCTTTATATGCCTAATATCCACGATAGATATACTGCCGAGAAGACTATCTGGCATGAGGTGGTTGGACACAAGGGCATGAGGGAGTTGTTTGGTGATGAACGATTCGACAAGTTCCTTCGTGATGTGTGGTATGACTTGGATAAGCATGAGAATGCGGATTTGAGGAAGCTGGTGGATGAGGAGAGAAAGTACAATCCTCTGAATATCTACGATGCCATTGAGGAAGGTATCGCCCGACTTGCCGAGGATGGCAAGGGTGAACCGGGCTTCTGGAATGGTATCAAGAATAAGGTATCTGATTTCCTTCACGAAATCGGTTATCGTATTGCTCCTAATACTAAAGATGTGAAGTATCTGCTCTGGTTGAGCAAGAACTTGCAGAAGAATCAGAATGATCCTTATTGGAAAATGAGAGCCGAGGCGGTGAAATACCGTCTCGACCATGACCGTATGCCTGCTGTCGTGGCGCATGATGGCATGTTCTACGGTAACGATGGCAAGGTTCGCAGTATGGATAATCTTACCAAGGCTGAGTGGAATGAGGCTACGGATGGTGAGATTCACTTCCGCACTACCCCATCTGCCGGCACGGCACTTGACAGATACCACCGTTCTCTTGATGAACATGGCTATATGTTCACCGAGAGCTATATGGACAATATGCTTTCGTTGAAGAAGTTGATGAATGCGATTGTGCCTGACAAGAAGATTGAGGATATTGCTTCTTCTGAGAATCCTTATATGCTGCAGAACACCATGCAGGGTGCGATGAGTGATGCGGCTCAGATGTTTGAGCGCAACGTGATGAAGCCTCTGGATAAGGCGATGGCTGACGTACTGGATGCCTTCGACGGAAAGAAGGATGATGAGAAGATTCGCAACTTCAATCTTTACATGATTACCAAGCATGGCTTGGAGCGAAACAGAGTATTCTTTGTGCGTGACTTCCTGAAGAAGATGAGAAGGGACGAGAAGAAGAAGCAGGACGCTGACTTCCTGGAAAACAGTTATTATAGCGATAAGGAGCATCTTGACAACGAGCTGAAGGCTGGCAACATCGACCTGAAGGAGTACTACAGACAGTTGGACGAGAGTATCAGAAACCACTTTGAGGCTGACTTTGAGGCTGGCGAGCACGACTATTCGGGTCTTCACGCTATTCAGGAAGTAGCGAAATCTTCTGACCCTTACGATGATGCTGAGGCTATTCAGAGTGTGATGGATTCGGAAGCGAAGATGGAGGGTATCAAGAAGGGAGCCGTGAAGAACTATTGGGATAAGGTGAAGGCTGCTACCCAGTATTCTATTGACAGCGACTATAAGAATGGTATCATCAGCAGTGAACTCTACGGTCATGTTTCCAATATGTTCAACTGGTATGTGCCTTTGAGAAAGTATGATGAGGCTACGGCGGAAGATGTGTATGGTTATATCACTGAGGTTGGCGACCCTAAGAGCTACATCGGAAGCACGATTATGAGAGCGAGAGGACACAAGTATCTGAGTGAGACTAACGTACTGGCGCAGATTGGTGCGATGGGCAACAGAGCTATCAAGAACGGCGGTATGAATGCCATCAGACAGGCGTTTGCGAGATTCGCGCGAAATAATTCAAACAATAATCTGATTACTGAAACGAGTGTATGGTATGAGAAGGACCCTATGACTGGTATCGTATATGAGCGTTACCCTGATATTCCTGAGGATGCTACTGCTGACGAAATCAACCAGATTGTTTCTGATTTCAACAAGGACATGAAGGCGAAGGCGTTGCAGAACTTGGCATCGAAGGTTTACCGCAGAGGCAGTATTGGTTATAAGTTCCAGAGAGCGGAGAACAAATCGCAGCACATCGTGGACGTGAAGATTGCCGGAAGGACTCATGCGTTCATTATTAATGGAAATCCTAGAGCGGCGCAGGCGTTGAATGGGTTGCTGGAGAACTCGGGTGCCAAGGGTATCATGAAGCCATTGAGTTCTATATCAAGAATGATGGCGCAGTTGTGTACATCTTATAACCCAGAGTTCGTGATGCGAAACATCATGCGTGATGCGGAGTTCGCATCGAGCAACGTGACTTCCAAGGAGGGTGCTAGATATGGTGCTCTGTGGGCGAAGTACTATGCGCAGTTGGGCTTGTATAAGGGTGCATCGAACATCAGCTTGAAGGATTTCAGCGGCTCTACAGGCTTGGGATTGTTTGCCAAGTATCGCAACGGTACGCTTGATATGAGCAACAAGGTTGAGCGATATTTCAAGGAGTTCATGGAGAACGGAGGCGAAACTGGCTGGGTTCAGATTAAGAACATGAAGGACTGGACCAAGGAGTATAAGAAGGACGTTAGTACTGAGCGCAGCAAGCTCGGAAAGGGCGGTGCTGCCCTTCGTGACTTCTTCTTCGGTAATCTGGAGAACGTGAACGAGGTGGCTGAGAATATCGCCCGATTCGCTACGTATTGTACGAGCCGAGACAGTAACCGCTCTATCATCCGTTCGGTTTATGATGCGAAGGAGGTATCTACCAACTTCAACCGACATGGTAGCGGTGATGCCATCAGCAGTTTCAAGAACGGTGAAATGACTGGAGCCAAGGCTGCAGAAAGATGGGTGTATGGTTTTACGGCTAGCTATCTGAGACACTGTTCCATGTTCTTTAATGCCGGTATTCAGAGTACGAACCTGCTTGTGAAGAACTTGAAGAATCATCCTGTGGGCACTTCTATCAACATGCTTGCCATTCCTTTTGCCCTTGGTGCGCTTGCTGCACTTGGTAACAACGTGCTGATTGCTAGTGAGGACGAGAAGGACAGAAAGGGCGTGAAGGACCCATACGGCGAGTTGCCTGACTACGTGAGAAGAAACAACCTCTGTATCTATAAGGGTAAGGGCGAGTTTGTAACGATTCCGCTTGCCATCGAGCTGAGAGCGTTCTATGGCTTGGGTGACTTGGCGGCTGGCTTGACTTTCTCGCCTAACGTGAGCGGACAGAAGAATCCTTACTTTGATGCTGTGGGCTGCATGTCGCAGCTTGTTCCGGTGATGGACTATCTGGGTAACTCTTCGGCTGGCAAGGAGCCATTGAACGAGACGATCAAGGCGATTGCCCCTTCTGCTCTATCTCCTTTCGTAGAATGGGAGTTAAATACCGACTGGAAGGGTGCGCCGATTGAAAGACGTGGAGACTGGAATGAGGACGTTCCTGCTTGGCAGAGGGCTTACAAGGGTACGCCTGACGGCTATATGGCTTTGAATAAGTTTGTGAATGCGCAGACGAATGAGGTTGCCAAGGGTAATGAGGATATGCTGGGCAACAGTTTCCTGGATATGGTGACGAATCCGAGCATGCTGAATCATTATATCGGTGGTCTTGGCGGTGGTGCTGCTACCTTTACCGAGCGTGCTATCGGTGTTGTGAAGCATGGCAAAGATACGGAAACCAAGGATATTCCTTTCCTCCGTTCGTTGCTTTATACGCCGAGCGAGCAGAGCAGTTTGCAGAGAACCAAGAGCAAGTGGTATAACTACAAGGACGAAATGGAGAAGATGATTGCGAACGTGGATAGACTGAAATCGAAGAACGTTCCGATTGAGAAGAGAATCAGTAATTATTCAGATTACTACAGATTCCAGAACTCCAAGGATGCTGCCAAGGTTAGAGTGATTGAACTGGCTGAGAAGCAGATGAAGCAGTGGAAGAAGCTTAGAGATAAATCTTCTGATACGGAATCCATTAATTTTGCAAATCAGAATATTGACAGAATCATGATGGAAGCGGTGGATGATTTGGATAAATTGAATTAAAATATAGAGAAAGGAGTGGGTAGTTTGCTCACTCCTTTTTTTATGCTTATAAATGAGCAGGAAGTGACTCAGCATAAAATGCTGAGGAACAGTGGCTTGGAGGGCAAAATTTTTATTTTGAGCATAGTTAGGCAGGGCATCAAATTCTTTGTAACTTTGCACCAAGTTCAATAGTGGACGAAACGGATAAACTATTTTATTATGTCAGAATCTAAGACATACATCTTTGGTGAAAACCAAAACGGAGGTTCAAACGGAATGCTTGGACTCCTTGCTCCTCTGCTCCAGAAGCAGGGTGTTGATCCAAACGTGCTTCTCGCCATGAAGGGTAACAACGGAATGTGCGGTGAAGGCGGCTGGTTTATGTGGGTTATCTTCCTCTTCTTCCTTATGGGTTGGGGCGGCAATGGCTGGGGCGGCTTCGGCGGCAACGGTCGTGGCGGTATCGCTAACGAGATTAACAATGACTACGGTCGTAGCCTCTTGATGGATGCCATCGGCGGTAATCGTAACGCACTCAGTAATCTCGCTACTCAGCTCAACTGTACTGAGGGTCAGATTCAGAATGCCATTTCTGCCTTGACTTCTCAGGTTCAGAACGTGGGTAATCAGGTGGGTATGAGCGGTATGCAGACCATCAATGCTTTGCAGCAGGGTAACATGCAGATTGCCCAGCAGATTGCAAACTGCTGCTGCGAGAACCGATTGGCTATCTGTCAGCAGACTGGTACTCTGCAGAATGCCATCAACAACGTGGCAGTAGGTCAGGAGCGTGGCTTCTCTAACGTGGCTTACGAGACTCAGAGACAGACTTGTGACTTGCACAACGCTATCAAGGAGAGCACTCAGACCATCGTTGACGGTCAGAAGCAGGCTGAGATGCGTGAGATGCAGAATAAGATTGATTCGCTGCGTGAGGAGAACAGTACCTTCAAGTCTTCTGCCATGACTTCACAGATTGTGGGTCAGGCGGTGGCTCCTATCAATGCGGTATTGGCTGGCTTGCAGAACGAGGTGGCTAGCATCAAGTGTAAGTTGCCTGAGACGGTGACTACTCCTTACAGCCCTTTCACTGCGGTTCCTAACTGCGTGGCTTATCAGGCTGGCTTGTATGGACTGAATGCTGCCAACGGTGCAGGATTCTGGGGTTAAAGAAAGGAGGCTGCTATGTTATGGTTAAGACCTTTTTCTTGGGTGAATCGTAACGGTTCGGCGGCTATCGCTTCTACTGGCGTGAAGGTGAATACCGCCAATGTGGTATTCACCTTTAAAAACCACGCCTTCGTGAATGCCAACTACAGAGGAACGATTTTCGTGAATCTGATGCAGGCTATTCCGACAGGAACGACTGGTACGCTGCCAATCCTTTTCGAGACCAACGGCGCAACCCAAGCTGTAACCAAATTCAACGGTGATGCTTTGACGGTTGCAGACGTGCCGGGAACTGGAGTCGTTCAGCTCTGGTTCGAGCGAGATACTAACACCCTTCAGCTGATGACGGGTATTGTTTAACAAACAGAATAGATAATAGGAGATTACATTATGTTTCAAGGACTACGAACAAATTCTTTATTCTATGTGCTCGACAAGGGCGAGAACCCGAACTTGAAGATCGGTCAGGTTGTTTCGGTGAGCAACCCTCAGACGAAATACCCTACCTTCAACAATGGCTTCACGCCTCAGCCTATGGAGACTGTGGTTGATGTGAAGGTGAAGCTGAACGATGAGGAGGTGGATTTCAAGCAGCTACCTGCCAACGGACAGATAGCTAACGACAAGAATCTTGTGGTGAGCGACAACAAGGAAGCCATGAGTGCGGAGGTCGATACGATGCTGAGACAATCCAAGGCGATACTGGAGAGCGTAGATTACCACAAGAGGGTCGTTGATTCTTGTGAGGGAATGCTACTGCAGCTCAACCCCCAGATAGCCAAGGAGAAGGAACAGGCTGAGAAGATTTCCAAGCTGGAAGGCAAGGTTTCTGGCATGGAGGGCAAGCTTGACAGGATGATGGGATTGCTCGAACAGGTGGCAAGCAAGTAATCTCCTACCCTATCTATTCACTTTTAAAATCTTATGATTATGATAATGGTTGAGATTACAGAAGACAAGTTTGATGGCTTGTATGAGAACGTGGAGAAGGGCTTGCGCTACTTGGATAAGGCTATGAACTGCCTGGGCGAAATGAAGCGTGATGGCAGGCGTGACCGATACGGCGAGCGCAACCGCATGCCCGATTATAGAGGTCGTGGAGGCAGAAGTGGTATGCGAGAGCATGAGGAGTACGACGACATGCGCCAACGTGAAGACCGTGGACGTGATTACAGAAGTGATTACGGAGAAGATTACTAATTAAGTGAAGAGTGAAGAACGAAGAGTGAAAAATTCATTTGCTTTTCCTCTTCACTCTTTTCATTTTAAACGATTGAGATTATGGGAACAAAATACAGACAATCTTTGAATGCCTACGATTATCAGCCGGAAGAAATGAGAGCTTACCTGAGATACAACGGTTGGCACTTCAATAAGAAGATGTGTGAGTGGGCAGTGAAGCAGATGCGGAAGAACGGTAAGCCTATCCGCATGATGAGCAAGGATGATATTGAGGACATCTTGAAGAAGAACAATATCGTGCTGGAGAATAATGTGGGCTATGATGCAGTTTACATCGCACACATGTGCTTGGCTGATTTCTACGGCTCGTCTATCACGGAGGAGAAGCAGATGGCTCAGTTCATCAAGGACTACGTGGATGATGAGGATCAGCAGGATGGTTTCATCTTCAATAGGTTCTATGCTGATACATCGTTTAATGGTGTGGGCATTCCTTGGGAAGAGATTCTTTAGTGATTAATTATTAGTGATTATTGATTAGTTGAATGACTGAGCAGGAGATTTACTTGGAAAGGTATGACTGGACGGTACATGTGATGTATGATGTTCATTCTAAGGATGCCATGAAGGTTAGAAGGTATCTTCGGGATTTGGGATGCAGCGGCATTCCTCTCGAAGATGCCTGTAATCTCGTGCTCGAAGGTGAAGCCAATAAAGGGATAACCTATTCTAATGTTGATATAAGAAAAACGGTGGTGGTGATTGGGTGGTCTAGTTCGAGGGCAGAGTATATGAATAGCCTCAGCCACGAAATGCTGCATGTGGTTCAGCATATTTCGGAGGTGTTTATGATAAATATGTATGGGGAGGAGGCTTGCTATTTGCTGGGCGGATTGGTGCAGGCTTGCTGCATAAGAAAAGGGTGAATCTTTTGACTCACCCTTCTTCTTTATGGTTTACTCCCCATACTTAGGCTCCTCATACACCAAGTTATGCTCATCTACGTAAGCCTTGGCTTCTGGGTATGTGTCAAACTCTACTGCGGTGGCATTCACTGATGGGAATACCTCAGCATTGTCACCTTCCTCTGTGAGAGGGAACACCATCTTGGTTCCCTCATGTACTACCTTATACTTCTTTGTTAACTTATCCATATCTTGTTTCCTTTCTTAAATGTTAAACTTATGATACTTATGCTGGAGTGATTGAGACGGTGTAGCCCTTGCTCTGCAATGTCTGCACTGCTGTGTCTGATGCAGAGGTGCGAGTGCCTATAACTTCTATGATTTTTAGAGTAGGAGCCGTGGATGGAGTTTGACATTTCGCTTGGTCTTGAAGCATTTTGTCAATGTTGTCCATTTTTGGTTGTCCTTCTATAGACATAATGCAGGATGTTGAAGGTCTCTCTGACCAAGTTAAAGTTGAATGTTTTCCTGTATTTGTCATAAATGTAATAAAACTGAGTTTTGGGGAAAGAGCTGCCAAATCTCCATAAAAGCTACCGTCTTTAAGCCAAAGTGTTTTTAGCGAAGTAAGAGGTTTGAGTGCAGAAACATCTCCTCTAAGATTTGATGTCATTAAAGTTTCCAACGATGTTAATGCTTTCAATGAAGCTATATCTCCAGTTACGTTTGAACCAGATGCTTGCAATATTTTCAAGGAAGATAGATTCTTCAACGAATCAATATCACCATTTACATTTTCAAGGTTTGCCATATTTAAATTAACAAGAAACGTAAGATTTTTAAGAGAATCAATATCTCCGATTATATTCTCTGATGAAATTCTTAATATTGTTAAGAGTGTACTATATTCAATCTGGTCAAGATATACAGTTTTGTTTTTTACAGAATTATCAGAGCCTGATTCTTCAGCAAACAAAGACAATACAGACAAAGAATACTTATCAGGAATGGATATATAAAAGTCTCCATTAGACACATAGATATATGTCAATGAATTAGGCAAGATGCTAAGTGTTTTACCTTTGTTTTCAGTCAGAGTTTTATCTGTAAAATACCCATTACCGACAATCTTCAAAGTAATAGGCTTTGCAGATTGGAGTGTAATACCCTGAGTTTTATTTGATGGGGCTGAAACTGAGTTAAACTCAATTCTCATTTCTCCCAACTTTAGCAGTTTATCTGTATTAACCGAACCACTTAATTTTGTTACTAAACATTTTCCCATAATAATTTTATTTAATATTAAACATTTCTATTATAATGATAAACAGAATCCATATTTTTTACGTTTTCCTTTATCCATTTTTCTGCACGATAGATACTATCTACGTGTCCAAATTTAGATATAGGGGAGTAATCACTTATTGAATGAGGAACATTAGTACTTATAGCACTTGTTGCTTTCAGGCATCTAAACTTATAGAATCCTGCAATCTCATTCAATCCAAAAGATACTTCATCACCAATATTATACGAATGTGTTGCATCAAAGGTTTCAGATGTGTCTGTTTGCAGATTACCAGAACTATCCTTTACGAGTTCCCAATATTGGCTTCTAACAGTACTATTAGAAATACATGGGCAGAAATACCATTTCTTATATTCTTCTTTATAAAAGGTAGTACCTATTCTCATTGTCCAATCCTTCAACATGGAAAAGATATGTTCATAGGAAATAATTCCCAGTTTTGCCAATTCACTATATCTGTTTTCCATTTCTGATGAATAGTATTCAACAACATATCCATTTGGTCTTCCTATTGAAGTATTAACATGAGTAGTAGGAACCTTTCTTATATAATATATATCACCACCAAAAGACATATCTGTATCATACAGACCAACCCACCACTTAACTCCATCATACGTAAACCATTGCCAGTTTTTACCAAAACCGTCATAATTGTAAATAAGGTCTGACAGAATCATATAATCTATCATATTTTCCTTATCGAAATACTTCTCGTAAATACTTTTTAGAGTGTTTAAATCCTCTTCTGATTTACTTGATGTCTCATAAATGTCTCTTGCTTTTTTGATAGTTGGCATGGCATCAGCAAAGTCTTGAATATACTTCTTAACTTCGGCAGTCATTTGAAGAGATTTCTTGATTTTGCTGTCTATAGCTTTACCATCTGGCAGTTTTCCTGCCTCTATCCAAGCATTCACCTCAGCTTCTCCAGCTATCTCTTCCTGCTTGACATCAGCATCATATTTATTTCCTCCAATAGCATAGAGTCCTTTTGGATTTCTGATTTCAAACATTTCCCAGTTGATTTTGTTCCTGCCATTAAAGAGGGTTGCTTCATAAATATCCCCATCCAAATGAACGTGTTTGGCATTTGACTTATTCATGTGATAATTGTCACGGTGCTTTTTCAACTGAAAAGAAAAGACTCCGTAGAATGCTCCATTAAGATATACGGCAACAGGAAAACCATCAGGGAAACATCTGGCACCTGTATCTGTAAGAAGTTCATATTCTCCTACATAAGGATTTCCAAAACTCTTGGTAGTAGTACCTATAGCAGACATATCAATCAGTGCTTTCTTCCAAGGTCTATCATACATGTTGCCTCTAGTTTTGACTATCTGATTATATAATTTATATGCTACAGCACCAACTCCTTTGAAGAAATCTGTATGATATGCCTTTAAATGAAAACTATCTTGTGGAACCCAATCACCTATCCTAATCTTAGGAGTTTCATCACCAATCCACTCATCATCACAAATATCCATTGAAACATTTTTCTTTGACCATCCCATTGTGGAGTTTCCTTGTGCATTGAGTATAGCGTGTTTCTTGAAATAGTTTCCCTGCATATCCCAAAACTCCAAGAATGCCTCCTTGTTGTCTTGTTTGGTTGTAGGCATGGAATCTATGTTTGTAACATTGATAATTGCAAAGCGTGGCTCTGGTATCTGAATGAAATTACTCTCGCTCCAATCAATAGGAGTCTTTACGTCAAAGCCATTAGCTTTCAGTGCATCTTGAATATTATTCACACTATTACCTTTGAGATTGAGATTTGAAACATCAAGGTTTGCAATATCCATATCATGCTCATGTTTCTTGCCACTTGAATCACGATATGACATTACCTTTTTGTCTGCATCTAAAGTAATCTCTGTCCTTCCTTCTGGGTCTTCAATATGCTCAAACTCTGTTGGAATAGTTTCTGACTTGGCATTATGGATATAGTGACTACCATCGGGATTTGTTGCAGAAAGAACCCTTCCATCTGTATCTTTTTCTACTGCAAGATACTCAGGATTCTCCTGCAAAGAGAAAACATCAAGAAGTTCTTTGAGATTGGTATCTATAGTACCCACCTTCTCCTGCAATGATGCAAGGTCTGCTTGTAGCTGGGAGATAACTTGCTTCAAGGCATTGACTGCATGGATTTCGCCAATGATTTGTCCATCTCTTCTGATACCAAGTACTACTTTATCATCAGTAGTAACCCAAGCAGCAAAAAATTCCTCGTTCTGAATGACGTGATACATTTCATTGAGTGGATAATATGGCTCACCAGTTGCTCTGTAGAAACCAAACAGAACCTTATCATCTGAATCCACTATAGCTTTGAGAAATTCTTCATTCTCAATTATTCTAAAACACTCTTTTACTTCATTTTCAATGAGAGACTTGCCTTCCTCTTTGTCAACCTTGCTTTCCTGCAAAGCAGTAATGCTTGCCATCAGCTCTTCTTTTACACTATTGATAGCTTCTGTAAGGTCTGTATTATCTTGCTGGCATTGGTTGATAATTTCTTGTAACTTGGCTCTGATTGGTGCAGGAACACCCTTGCCCCATTCAATGGAACCATCAAGCTGGATTCCAAACAAGAAGTGTTCTTCTGCATCTACTATTACCTTGATAAACTCTGGAGACTCTATTTCACGGAATGGAAGAGCAAACTGAGAGACTACCTTATCTTCTGAATCACCGAACTCTTGGGCAATATTCTCCTTATTGAACTTCTTATCAAGTTCAGCATTGACTCTTGTCTGCTCTGTCTGCATCTGAGAAGTGACATCAGCAGAGTTGGCTTTCTTTGCAATCTCGGCATCCTGTGCTTTATCCTTTGCTGCAAGTTCATCAATGGCTCCTTGGGCAGTGACTGCGGTCATGCCACTAGTCTCATTATTATAAGAGACAGCATTGGCAGTAGATGCTCCACCTGAGATGGTGATGTCTTTGATGGCATCCTCCAACTGATGGGTCTTTTCACCTATCTGCTGGACTGTTTCCTTGTCTCCATCCATGAAGACCTCCCTTGCGGCTACAGCCTTTCCTAGTTTGGTGGCTGAATGTATCGGGGCTGTTAAATTAATATTATTATCTGACATATCTTTTAATATTTACGATATTACTAAATTCCACGTAGTTGCAGTGAGAGGGTTGATAGTTCTGTATGCCTTGAAGATTCCTAGGTTATTGTTGATAGCCTGAGGAGCAGATAAAGGAACATCGAATCCTGCACTGGTTACACGGCTGATTGAGAGATAACTAGGTACTACTAGCCAGATGTAATCATTATCCTTGGTTGTTACTTTTGGATTGAATGATACTCCTGTTGTTGATACCCTACTGAGCGTATTGAGGATTTCAGCGGTCATGGTAGCTGCTGGGTTTCCTCCAAAGTAGCAGAGGTAGCGAGACTGTGATGTGCTCTTGCCAGTTCTGCCTTTCTTGGTTACTGCAAACTTAAAGATTTCTCTTGCTCCTTCGATTGGGGTGGATAGGGTTCCACCTGATGATGGAGTGGTTGAGATATTCTTTGCGGCATTGTCGTTAATCTGCTTACTGATGATGGAAGTATCAGGTACAAGGGGCTTGTTGTCGCTTGAAACAGAATAGAGAACCTCTGTCTGCATCGTACCTACATTCGGGGTGATGGTGAAGCCTAAGATGATTGGATATACCGTATCATTCAGCTTGGCTAGATTCTCATCAACGTCCTGAATCATTTCTACAAGTTCATCAGGAAGACCAGTTGCAGATTCTATCGCCTTACGAAGCTCAGGGTCTAGTTTTTCCTTTTTCAACGTTCCGTCAGCAATCTTATCGTTCGTGATAGACTTCCTTGCTACCTTTTCTGTAGTTACAGATTCGTTGGCGAAATGCTTGGATTCCAAGGATGCCTCACGTACTACTCTGCCATCTACAGACTGGTCGCCCAACTTCGGGTTGGTGATAGCCTTCTCCTCTACCTTTTCTGTAGTTACGGCTCGGTCGTTCAGCTTCTCAGTGATGATAGCCTTATCTTTGACCTTATCATAAGTAACTGCCTCAGGAGAAAGCTTGGAGTTATCTACAGACTGGTCGGCAATTTTCTCCTTGGTTACATTCTGATCAGCAATCTTTGAAGTTGATACGGCTCCATCGGCAAGCTTGCTTGTTGTAACGTTCTCGTCGGCTATCTTTTCTGTCTTGATGGCTTCATCGGGAAGCTTGTCTGTGCTTACCGCACCATCTGCCAACTTCTCGGTCGTAACATTACCGTCACGAATTTTGTCTTTCGTGATGGCTTGGTCATTGATGTCGTCTGTTTTCATCATCGGCACCATACCACCAATTTTTGTATCTTGTCTAAATGTAGGCATATTTAATTTCTTTTGGTTCTGATGAAGTGAATATCTGAATCTTTATGGTCTCTGGGATAACCTGGAGGCGAAGATAGAACTTATCTGTGTTCTTGTGGGCACAGATGGAAACACGAGGTTTCTTTCCGTCGCCCTTATCCTGCCTAATCAGAAGTTTCCCGGGGCGTTTGAGCTTAATCATCAAGTAGATGTCTCGCTGCAAGGTAATCTCTGGTGATACCCATGCAAGTTCTTCCTCATTATAATTCATTGATACATACTCCATTTTGTACAGTTAATAATTTAAAGTTTATAATTAACAGATTCCCTATCCTACTGCTTTGTGTTAACCCCTAGCTGCTGCAAGGCTATCGTGTACATGTGGGTAGCCTTGTTGTCATTGTAGGCTGAGAGTAACAGGAAGGCAAGATAGTAGATGAAGGCATTCTTTAGCTTGTCGGTGATGGCTATATCTGTATCTGAAGATGATATGCTCACGTTCTTTGGAACGCCCACGAAGGAAATTACGGCTTCTTCTGACTTTGGCTGCAAGAGGATGCGGATAGGATTCTCTCGTATGATCGTAGCCTGCGGTCGGTCGGCGGTTCCCATTGCACTTTCATCGAACATCATTAGAGCCTCATCGGCTGTATCTTCTACTGGGACAACTGCCTTGAACCAGCCTTTGCCACGAACTCGGGAGATATTGATAATTTCTGTATCGCTAGGCATCGTAATGATTCCGATACCTTTTTCTGTATCGTACTCCTCTACCTTGACCGTAGAAGTGGTTGTTGCATCCACCTTCTTGGAGTCGGCTAAGACTGGAGAAGATGCGGCAGTGACGGCTATCCAATGCAGGGCATCGTTTATCTTCGACTTGATGATGTTGTCCATATACGTATCATCCTTCTCATCGGTGATTGCCGATGTATTGTTGGATTCCTCGTCTATGCACCAACGTACCTGCTTTATGATGTCTTCTATCTTCATTTCACCTTATTATATTACTCTGGGTCGTAGTTCGGAAAAGCAAAGTTGTGCTTGGTTGCCCAATCCAATGCGCTGCTTGCGGACTTGAACATTCGGGAACCTTCACGTTTGTCTTCCTCGTTCACGAAATCAATCAGGTCGGAAGCGGTTACTACCGAACCTACCTCAATGACAGAAGCCCTTTTTGTTTCTGCAGCTGGTTTCTTCTCCTGCTCGGCTTCCTTCTTCAACTTATCCTCCAAGGTCTCCTCCGAGTGAATAAGCGTAACAAGCCCATTCTTGAACAGGTCGCTGCTTTCGAGCAGAGTCTGGGCATACTCACCCTTCAAGATAAGCTCTGGCTTCTGCTTGGTGATTACGTTACCCCTCTCGAAGTTGTAACGGACGGTTACTCCATTCTTTCCCTGAAGAATGTGACTGACCGTGTTTCGGTTTGCATTATATCTATATGTCTTAATCATATCTCTAATTCTTTATAGTTTGAATAACAGGTGACCAGTGGGAACCAGTCACTTGTTATTCAGTTATTTACTTAGGCTGCAACAATCTGACCTGAGAAGATTTCCCATTTACCACCCTTGTAAATGTAAACATTCTCCTTCTCGTACTTGGTGACACCAGACTGGTAATCGGCAGTCAAGGCAACAATCATACCCTCACGAGGAGTCTCTGGCAGAGTGCTCAGCGAGATGATGTTGTTGATAACGCCAGATGCGCCGAGAGCAGAAATCTTATCCTCTGGACCAGCGATGATGCTGTTATAACCACGGAGAGCAACGCAATCAGCCTCCCAGTGCATGTAGCGCTTAGCCAGACGTGGGTCGTAAGCATCCTTCGACAAGTCGTTGGTGCGCTCCTTGCTTTTCTCCTTGACGTAGTGACGAGCACCCTTGAAGTCGGCACCAATCATGCAGTCTTCCAAATCCATGTAATCGAGTGTGCTATCCCAAGCGAAGTTGAGCGTACCATAGTTACACTTGAAGCTACTGAAGGTAATATCGAACTCCTTGACAGTAGAGAACATTACATCACGACCCTTAGGAAGCTCAATCTTCATCAGTCGCTCGATGGCATTCTTGCCACAGAAGATATACATTTCATCAGACTCGGCAAAATCAGTGAACATAAGCTTGGCAATGGCGATGAGGTCTGCGAAAGTATAGGTCTCGCCGATGCCATAGGCGTTTGTCAACTGATTGATGATACCCTCGGCAGAGTAAGCGTACTCCTGCGCACCGTCCTTGGTTTCCATGAGGAACTTTCGCTTGGTACCATATAGGTAACTGCGTTCCTGACGAAGCAAGAACTTAGTGAGAGCATCTTCCTTCATGTCGGCAACGGTATGAGGAGCCTTCTTCTTGATCTTCTCAAACTCCTCGGTGAAGATGATGGAGAACGCACGCTTCTGCAAGTAAACCTCCGCATTGCGAGGCTGATAGTTCTCTGGCGGAACGTTCATCTGGCTCTCGGAGAGAATGGTAGAAGCACAGAGAATGCGACTGTTGGCAGGAATAGCTGGGCAACCCATGGTATCAAGCGTTTCGCCTACAGTACCCTCAGTCTCGGCAGGACCATTGAGTGCCTGCAAGGTAACTTCATCCTTTGTCTTCTCGATAACCAACAGATTCAAGCGACCGCTAACCTTGGTCTTGGAACCAGGCTCGTAACCAGGAACAGAAGGAACAATAACTGTACTACCTTTGTAGAGAGGAAGAAGTGAACCAGAGAAGTTTGCTTTTGAAAACTTGATAGTACCACCAGCCTCAACCGCATCAATCGCCTTGGTAATCTTGCCGTCAAGGGTATCACCACCCACACGGGAGTGTTTCTTTTCATAGCCCGCACTAGGAACCGTCCTTGTAACCTTTCGGATAATCTGGAGCAATGGAGTGCGGAAAGGACGATACTTCTCTACCTCGGCGTCCCAATCCTCTTCGGCAAGTCCACCTTTGCGAATCTGTGTTGCAGAAGCCTGCGTGCCGGTCAAGTCCTGACCTTCTACCTTGCCGCCTGGAGCCAATCGGTCTGACTTTTCGGGGTCAACTGGTTCGGTTGCAGCATCAGCCTTGGTTGATGGCTCATGACCCTCGTCGCCAATCTGGGTAGTTGGCTCTGCGGTATCAGCCATGGCAAGAATACCACCGCCTGTAACCACGGCAAGAAGCATCAGAATCATCTTGAAGATGAACTGACCGCTCGTAAAATTCTTAAAACAATCTTTCTTCATTTTATACATATATTTATTTGATTAATTATTGTATGTGATACCTTCGAAGAAGCCACTCTTAGGAGCCGCTTCCTTCTTCTTTGCAGGTTTGTTGCCAGCACCCGAACTAGACAATGAAGGAGGAATGCCTTCGCTTGCGGATGAACGAACCTTATTCTGAATCTTCTCGTTTCTTGCCTGCATGGCAGCCTCATCACGAGCAGAAGAAATATCAGATTCGTAGTTGTTGGCATTGTGGAGCATCTTCCAAACATCATCGGGAATGTCGCCACTCTCTACCTGATCGTGAATCTCGTAAATCTGCTTCCACATGTCATGAGCCTCATCTGGATAGAGTTTGTTCAATCGTTCGATAGACTTTCGCATGTTTGCTATCACCTTCTCGGTAGCCTCATTCTGTTCAGTGACCGCCTCATTGTGCTCGGTAAGAATCTCACTCAGTTTCTTGCCGCCCTCTGGGTCGTCGAGCAAAGCACGAATGTCGATACCCAAGCGAGCCATTGCATCGAATGGGTTATCTTCCGGATTCTTCTCCATGTCCATAGCCAGAGCAGCCAGCCACTTATGGTTATCGAATACATTTGACAACGCCTTTCCGCTTTCCTCGTATCTACCCAGTGCATCAGCATCATCGCTGAGTGCCGCATATCGGGATTCCTTATCCTCGAAGTCGATGTCGGCATGACGCTGCTTGAATCGGTCAGAGAAAGCCTTGCGATTAGGGCGGTCCTCCACATGTGGAGTTTCAGCCTCAGCAGATTCCATTGACTGTGACTGCTGTCCGCCGCCACCTTCTGCATTCATCTGTTCTAATTCTTCTTTTGTCATATACTTATATATCTGTTTGAAACTTTTCGGCAAAGATGCGAAAATAATGCAAAAATATTTCCGTGTTTCCATCGTGTTGTTGGAATGAATGGAAACACGGCAAAAAAAATGGGATTTAAGGCTATTTTTGCGCCTATATTATAATAATGTGTAAGAATATATGGCAAAAGCGAGAATATTAACACTTAGCAAGGTGATGCCCAACCATAGCAAGTATGACTCGGTGAAGGCTCGAAAGAAGCGGCAGGAGCACGGAAAGGACTGGGAACTGCTGACCCGATGCAAGAATGCCTGGAACAATCTGAGTGGCGTGAGGGAGACCCGAGCAAGAACGATGAGATACTGCAACGGAGACCAATGGAGCGACACCATCAGGGTGTATCATCATGGCTACTGGGAGGAAATGACGGAGCGCACCTATATGGAGCGGCGCAACCAGACCCCTATGAGCAACAACATCATGGTGAGCATCTTGGAGTCTATTACTGGTCTCTATGCCAAGCAGGGCACGGAACCAGTTTGCTTTGCGAGAGATAATGACTCCCGACAACTGAGCGACATGATGAGTGCCACGATGCAATGCAACTGGCAGACCACCGGCATGCAGGATTTGCTGAACCACTTTATCAAGGACTATCTGCAAGGCGGACAGATGTATGCCAGAGAGAGTTGGGAAGATAGGGAACTGGAAATGCCCGATGCGTGGACGGATATGATGGAACCCGACCACATGTTTTTTGAGTGCGGAAGCGACCCACGCCACAACGACATCTGTCTGATAGGCTGTCTGCATGATGTGAGCAGGGAAGATTTGTACCAGAAGTTTGCCCGAAGGGAATACGGACTGAGCGTTACCGACCTGAATGCGATATTCGGCATCAATGATGAAATGGACGATGGCGGTTATGGCTACGAGTTTAACGAGGAGAAGGATTTGAACAACCTGAGCTTCGATTTCACCAACAAGGGTAAGCACTATCATAGAGTGATTGAGGTTTGGACCACGGAGACCAAACCGAGACTGCAATGCTTTGACCCTATTGCCAAGAACATGAACAACGCTTGGTTCCGTGTGGATTTGGAAGACACGGCAATGATAAACAAGCTGATTCAGGAAAACGAGAAGCGAAAGAAGCAGTATGACGAATACGGTGTGCCGGAAGAAGACCGTGCCTATATTACATCGGAAGATCTTTCTGATAAATACTGGTACTACACCTTCATGGCTCCCGACGGAACCGTTCTGTGCCGTGGAGAATCACCCTACGATTTCAAGAGTCACCCTTTCACCGTGAAACTCTATCCGTACATCAACGGAGAGATTCATCCGTTTATGACGAACGTGATAGACCAGCAGAGGTACATCAACCGCCTGATTGTGATGAACGACATGAGCATCAGAAGCAGTTTCAAGGGATTCAAGATGATTCCAACCACGGTATTGGGCGGCAAGAGTCCAAGGGAGTTCATGGAGGAAGCCATCGAATACGACGGATGGATTTTCTATACGCCTAAACGAAGTATGCCGAACGTGAAGCCAGAGGTTATTACATCGAACGCAGTGAACATCGGAACCAACGAACTGCTGCAGATAGAGCTGAATCTGATTCGGGAGGTTACCAACGTGAGCGGTGCCTTGCAGGGCAAGACTCCTTCGGCAGGAACTTCGGCAGCAAGATATGCGCAGGAGAGTCAGAACGCCACTACATCTTTATATACCATCTTATCGGACATGGAGATATTCACGGAGAAGCTGGCTATGAAGAAGTGTTCTATCATTCAGCAGTATTACGAGGACGGCAGAAAGATATTCAACAAGGACGGTTTGACTAACTACAGTTACGACCGTCTTTCGGCAAGAGACATTCACTTTAAGATCAGCATCAAGAATGCAGCGGCTACGGCGGCATACAACACCATTCAGAATGACGATTTGAAGGAGTTGCTCGGCATGGGAGCCATCAACCTGATTCAGTATCTGCAGAATGTAAACAAGCCATACGCCGACAAGCTTCTTGCCAGCGTTCAACAGCAGCAGGAGCAGCTTGAACAGATGTATCAGCAGCAACAGGCGATTGCTCAGCAGCAGGGTGGCGGAATGGTAGAGAACGGAATCGTACAGGGAGCCGACCAGAATGCCGTGGCACAGGCTATGAGTTTGAATAATAATTATTATCAATCAGCATAAATTATGGAAGAAACAAAATTAATTACAATCAGTCTTGCCTCAGTGGAAGGCGACGTGATGAAGCAGGTTTCGGCTATTGCCAAGAGACAGAACGACAAGGCAGGAAACTCTCTGTTTGGAAGCACGACCTTATCAAACGCTGAGAAGACGGTGCTGAACCGATACATTGTTGCGGCGGCGCATAGCTTTGCAGGTGAGGTAGCCCCTATCGTGAAGACATACATTGATGATTCTTTGCCAGTGTCAGTTACCTTTAACGTTACCCGACTGAACGACGGTCATAAGAAAGCCTTTGAGAGTTGCTTTAGGGGATATGTGAACGCCTATACCACCTACATGATCCTGACATTGAGCAGTACGGAGCAGGCAAAGGTGTACTCAGACGAAATGAGCATGCACATGAAGGCAGCCATCAAACTGGTGTTTGACAAGACTCCACCTTCGCATACCCCGAAGACATTGAAGGACATGACTGGTTCGGTAGAACATGAACCACAGTTAGAAACCATTAAACAAGAATAAGCTATGATTATAAAATTCCAGATTATCAAATCGGTAGTGATTGAGGCTGTTAAGTCAACAACCTACCTGAAGGCTAAGGTAGACAGTGCAGCCGATGAGAACGCCGTAAAGGTAGGCTTCAACGAGGCGGCAGGCGACGATGAGGTGCATGAGAACCTGCTGACCCATGATTTCCAGACGGCATTGGAAATGGTGAAGACCCTTCTTGCCGAGTATCTTGTGCCTACGGCTCAGAGCGTGGGCGACAACATCATCTATTACAACGACAAAGATGATGATATTGTGGAGTTCGTACTGAATGCCTCTCGCAGATGCAACGGAACCCTGACCGATACGCTCGCCCGACTGGTGGCAAAGTATGTGGAAGACTACATGATTTTCCAGTGGTGGACGAAGACCACCAACTTGAAGCAGGCAGAAATCTATCAGGCATCACTCGCCGTTGATGAGAAGAGCATCAGAAGATGCTTTGTATTGAGTGGTCCCACCTTGCCAACCATCCCTTATACCAAACATCTGACGGCTAAGGTAGATGGTAGCGAGGAAGACGGAGCGGTTACCATTGCGCTGGAGAATAAGGAGGAGACCCTTTCCTACTCCATCGACAACGGAGCCATTGATGATATTGAGGCACGGAGCGACGATCCGAGCGTATTGGAGATTCACCGCAGCCCAGAGCCTTATACCTTCTCGCTGAACCCAGTGAATACAGGCGTGGCTATTGTCACCCTCTTTTCACGGCATAGCGATGATTTGAAGGCGGAGGTGGAAGTAACCGTAGCAAAGGAGGTGTAAGATGGAGTTCAACGCATTACACCCTACGTATATTATCCGTGAGAGAGGATGGAAGCCAGAGCCAAATCCTTTCCTGCCCCGTCCGCCACGACCAGCCACCTACTTTGTGGATAAGCACATCTTCATCTATGCCAACCAGCTTTGGTACGACATTGATGCAACCACCAACATGCTTGGCAGGGCAAGACGAGGCAACCAGACCAATCAGGAAGAAATCATCCCGACCAGCGAGAACGATCAGGAGCGACCGCTTTTCTACCGATGGTTCGATAAGTATCTGAAAAAGGTGGAAGGAACCCTGTCTGCCTACGTGATGAAGCCTAGAGGCGTGACAAGAGACAACGCCTTGAAGGAATGGGAAGAGAAGGAACTTTGGCTGAGAATGCCCGACAGTTGGGATGCGACAAGATACGACGGACTGGTACAGGCTATCCACAACTACATTTCCACCGGCGCACTCTATGAGTACTTCATGCTTACCCTGACGAGCAAGGACCCTCTGACCGTGGACAAGGCGCAGCAGCTGGAGGACGAGGAGCTGGAGATTATTGATGCAGCGAACGCAACCAAGCCAGGCAGTCTGATTCGTTCGCCTAAACCATTTGGATAAGGAGGCTGAATTATGGGAGAATTTGATAATATCAAGACCGTATCGGAGATTATGCACGACAAGCGAGAGAAGGCGAAGAAGATTCTGCCAGTGAGCAAGAGCGCACAGAAAGAATACATTCGTGACTTCCTTGCAAGGAATCAGGAGAAGTTTGAGGAGTGCATGAACGAGTTGGCTCAATACGATCCAAAAACATACGTTACCATCTATGCCCAGCTTACCAAGCACATGATACCTAAGCAGAGCGAGATGAGCGTGACACACGGACTTGACGAAGACTTCAAACAGTTGGCAGCCATGGGAAGAACCAAGACAGACAACAACGCCTTGGACATTACCACGATGCCACAGATTATGGATGCGGATTTTGAGGAGATTAAAGAGTTAGGCGATGGCACAAGTTAGAGAAATAGATATAGACGAACTCGTAGCCGAGAACAGACGGCGATATGATGATATTTATGGACCATACGACCCATGGACAGGCGAAAACTGCTATGATTTCGAGCATAGGGAACTGCTTGAACTGCCTGACTTCATGATTCCGAAGATGTGGGTTCCCAAGGAATGTATGCGTACCTTATTATATAGGGGGCTTAAACAACTAGGCAGCCTGAAGGAGTACATTATCCGTGTATGGAGAAAGGAGTATAACGAGAAGAGCTACTACACCAAGCAGCTGATTATGGTGCTTACCTTCGAGATTATGAAGGTGAGATTTACGGAAGACCCAGAGTTTGCACTTTATGCTACCGACAAGATTGAGGATAAGGTGACGGGTAACATGATTCCGTTTAAGCTGAACTATCCGCAGCGATTGCTTCTGAGGATATTCGAGGATTTGCGAACCAACAAGAAGGCGATACGTGTTGTTATCTTGAAAGCCCGCCAGTGGGGAGGCTCTACCCTGACCCAGCTTTACATCAAATGGCTACAGGATTTCCGAAGGGATGGCTGGAATGCCATTGTGCTTGCGCAGCAGAAGAATACGGCTAAGAAGATTAAGGCGATGTACCGAAAAGCCTTGGAGCATCAGCCGGGCTGGACCATCGGATGCCCCGGTGCCAAACTGCAATTCTCGCCTTACGAGAACTCGCCCGATGATTTTCAGGTTACTGACGGCATGAGGGCAATCAGAAGAAGTACACTGACCGTGGCATCTTTCGAGAACTTCGATTCCGTGCGTGGTAGCAACTTCCACTGTGCCCACTATTCGGAGGTGGCATACTGGAAGAAGACCCCTGAGCATGATCCAGAGGGTGTGATTTCGTCTATTTCGGGTGGTATCAGAAATCAGGAGGATAACTTGGAGGTGTTTGAGAGTACCGGTAAGGGTAATTCGGGATTCTTCTATGACAAGTGCCAACTGGCAATGGACCCGAAGAACAACGATGCTTACGCCTTCCTCTTTATTCCTTGTTTCTTTATTGAGCATGACATGGAGGAGGTGAAGAATGAGCGTGCCTTTGCCAGATGGCTATTGGAGAACAGAGACAAGAGCACCAACCCGAAGGGCTACCGAGAGACTGGCAAGTTCTTTTGGCGCATGTGGGAGAAGGGAGCCTGCTTTCAGGCTATCGAGTGGTACAGAAACTTCAGGAACAAGTTTACCACGCATTCCTTCTGTGCTACCGAGGCACCAGTGGATGAGGAGGATGCTTTCAGAAACTCTGGTAATCTTGTATTCAATCCGTATAGCATTGATGATTTGCAGAAGAAATACAAGTGTGCCCCACTCTATACGGCTGACATCATCATTGACGGAAACAAGAACGAGGGAACCATCAGCAAATCGAAGATAAGCATCAGAACTGACGGTGACGGAGACTTGAAGATTTGGGCTGTGCCGAATGTTCTGCAGGTTGAAAACAGATACTTGGTGAGTGTGGATATTGGCGGTAAGAGTACTACATCTGACTATACCGTCATGACCGTGATAGACAGATTCGGCATGATTCCAACCATCAAGGGTAAACCGAGAGTGGTGGCAAGATGGCGTGGACATGTGCGACACGATAAGCTGGCATGGATGGCTGCGGCATTGGCGCATTACTATGATGATGCGCTGCTGGTGATAGAGAGCAATACCGCTGACCGAGAGAAGAACAACAACACGGAAGGCGACCACTTTGGAAGTATCTTGAATGAGATTGCTGATTACTACGATAACCTGTATCAGCGCACCACAAGTCCGGAAGACGTGAGCGATGATGTGCTTGCCAAGTACGGATTCCAGACTAACAAACTGACGAAGGGATGGGTGATTGACAATCTGGAGCAGTTTGTGGATGATATGCTCTGGGATGAACCAGACAAGGAGATGTATCATGAGCTTAGAATCTATGAGCGACATGACGATGGAAGTCTTGGTAACATCGTTGGCAACGGCAACCATGATGATGTGCTGATGAGTACGGCGATTGGTCTTTGGGTGAGTGCCAACGACATGGAGAAGCCTAAGTGGAAACAGAAGGAAAGAAGAGATAGCGGAGGCGACGGCGTGCATTCCGTGGCTAAGATATAAGGCAATCCCCACCCAGTTTCACAACTAAGTGGGGATTTTTAAAATACTTAGAACAACTAACTAAAACCTACTATAACTAACAATTAAACAGTAAACTTATATCAACTTATCAATGTATTCATCTAAATCTTTTTCGTACCAGACCAGTTCAGTACTACCCTTTCGCTTCTTTCCTTTCGGGAGTTTGCCAGCCTTCACCAGTCTATCAAATGTAGCCCTTGACACCTGTACATACTCGCATGCAGCCGTTTTGTTGATAGGCTCATCCTTGTTGGCGATTTGGTGAAGGAACTTCAACATCATCGAGTTTTGTTGCTTGTTTGTCAAGCACCGCCCCGACTGAATGCGCTCATGGAACTCCATCAGGAGCGAGTCAATCATCTGTAGTTCTTCGCTAATCTTTCCCATACGCTAGCACTTTTTATTGTGATACCAAAGAGTGAAACCGATTCCGCAGACCACCACCATGAAGAGAAAGGCGATGTAGCATCTTCCCAGTGTAATAAGCCGCTGCTCGCTTTTCGTAAGCGTCCGCTCGCATGGAACAGGAACCTCAACAGAATCATGCTTGAAGATAGTGTCAAGCTTCACCTTATATATGTTTCTGTATCGGTCACGATAGGCAATCTTGCTAATCACTACCGTATCGCCCTTCTGCATCACATACACGGAATCCTTCACGTATACGCTATCCGTCTTGGCTACGGTATCTTTCCGAACCATATACTCCGTATGGTATTCGGGAACCTTGATGTACTCCTTGGTCTTGCAACCGCCCAAAAGAAGAACAATCAGAAAACCGACGATGATCGTCAGAATCGTGCTTATCCAAGCCTCTTTGTTATACCATTTCATAATAATACCTTTTTACATATTTGAAACCAGTTCTTTCTATCATCAATGCCGTTCAAGCCGCCATTGACTTTCTTGGTGATTTTTACAATATCATCCTTGTCGGCGAGTTCATTCAGCCCATGGGTGAACCACCACCACATGCCGCTTTTCACGGAACCATTCTGCCCTTCCAGCAGTTCTGGCTTCTCCATGATGTCGCCCTTGCAATACTCTGAGTTTTGATAACTCTGGTAGTTGGCTCTACCGGTAAGCATAAGAAAGCCGCGACCCCGATATTTATATCCGTCGCCCTTTTGGGTGTTTCCTAGCATTTTTGCCAATCTGCCCTTGTCGTACTTGGAGAAATAGCTTATCTTTCCCTGCTCCTTCATAAACTTGAAGCCAGCAGTTTCGTGAAGCACCTGAGCTAGGAAGTGGCACATTCTTAAAGGCGTATTAATCTCGAAGGTATCAGCCCAGGCATTGATGTAGTGCAGGTATCTATCTACCCTTCCTGCATCTGGCAGAATCTCCAGCATCTGTTTTCTTGTTACCTTCATGCCTTCTCCTCCTTCTCTTTTTCCTGTTCTTTCATAATCTCGGCAAAAGCCCTAGCCAAATCTTCCTTGTTCTCAAGCAGAATACTTACCGTCTTCTCCTGCTTTCGGATTTCAGCCTTCTGCCAACTCTTTTCTCTGATGCTAACGAACTCGCAGAACACGCAATATCCTGCCCAAATCATAGAGAATACCGGGAATGGAAGTACGATGCAGGCAATCAGGTCTATGCACACCGCAGCCATGAAAGGAGAGAAATACTTCCTTGCCTTGTCGCAGGTTTTCTTGAACCCGGTGCTTGTTGTAGCCTCTCCGTTCTCCTTTGCCTTCCTGATGCCGAAGAACAAATCTACACCCATAGAAACAATAAGAGCACCCATACAGATGGCAATGATCAACGCCGTCATGTATAGGTGCTCATGTAAAAATGTATGAATAATTTCCGTCATATACCATTAAATTGATTAATGGCTACAAAGATAGGGGCTTTTTCAAAACGTTCTTCCGTGTTTCCATTCAACTGTTCATATACCACCAAATTTTATCGGTGGGATGGTTTGTTGACTCGTCGCAGAGGAAGCTAACGGACAGTTCTGATACCCTTTTCTTCAATGTTTCCTTGCTTCGGGACCACTTGCCGAGTATATCAATGTTCTCAGCATACATCTTGTTCATGGTCACGGCAAAGTCCCACATTGTGTAGTCGGGAATCATCCAAGCTTGCTTGTCGTACTCCTCCTTCATTTCCTCGTAATCGAAGAAAGGCGCATACTCTTTAGTAACATCATCCTTGAAGTAGTAGATGTTGGCGATGCAAGCTCTGCCCAGCTTCTCATCGAAGTGGTGTCTTCTCTCCATCCAGTAGATGATGTTTCTCTGTACAATCTGCTCCTCCTCTTCCGAGAAGCCACACTCATCATTTTGCAACATGCGGTAAGCAACATCTGCCACGTGTAAAAGCGATTTTGATAAATCCATAGGCATATAATATTAATGTAAAAATAATAAACACATGGTGCATTTCCAGCTGTTCTGGAGTGATGAGCCAGTGCTGATAGTAGAGTCTGATGGCATTGATGCCAAAGAAATAGAAGAATGGGATGCGGAATATCCAGCAGTATCTGAAGAAGAAACTAACTGGTAACATGGCAAGAGGCATATAAATATATGCCAGAAAATACATCCAAATGATACAGTTTCCAATGTCGGCTGTATCAAGTATAGTGGGTCTAGGGTAATGCCCATAATCCCACACTCCATACCAGTGTCCCAACATCAATGGTATGGGGGCCCACTTTGAAAGCAATTCATAGAACTTCCAAATCTTGCGGCTCATGATGCCGCTTAAAATCATTTGTCGCTCCTCGCCTGAGAGAGTATTGTTTTCTTTTTGTTTCATAATGTTCTTATTTTAAGCTAATCGATAGCAGACTGTAACCATTTCTGTGAAATAGTATACATATTGCTTTGATTCTGCAAAGATAAGAAAATTAATGCAAAAACTAAGAAAAAAACAACACAAAATATTAAAAAATATTATATATTTGGACGTTTTCTAAATAAATAGTATCTTTGCACCTGTATTTCAACATTATTATTATGTTGATAGACAGGTGTTATTGTGCTAATTAAACAGGTGTGCGTATGACTAAGACAGATTTTAGCTTAACGGCAAGACAAAGGGAAGCCATCATGAAGGCTTATAGTGATGTGGCGAATACCTGCCACTCGCAGAAGGAGGCATACATAAAGGTAGCTGCCCATGCTGCTCCAAGATATTACGTCAGCCCTAAGCAGGCGTTTGAGCGTCTGAGAAGAATGGTGGTGGGTGATTTCACCGTGGTGGATGCCATGAGTGAACCGAGAAGGCGAATGTACTATTCTCTTTTCGATAGGCTACAGAAGGTGTCTCAGCGCAAGGAGTTCATCGGGGAGTCTTTGCATTCCATCTGCCAGTTTTTGGTAGGCGAACCTGCTCCGGAGTTCTTTCTTTCGCCTGAATCCGTGCAGTATATTTTCAATAAGTGCAAGCGATATGGTAAGGATTTCAGAGATAACAAGTAAGCCAGACTTTGGATTGAAGGCTGCAATCTCCATCCTCTGCATCATTCTGTTGCCATGGCATGTGGGTTTCAGCCCGGCACTTCCCATGGAGAACCATATCATCTACAGTTTCTTCCATGTCAACGTGTTTCATCTTGCCGTGAACCTTCTGGTTCTCTGGCAGATTAAGAACAGACTCACACCTGTAAAGGCTTTCATGGTAGCCGTGGCTGCCAGTTTCCTGCCTATGTACGTCAGCGAGCCGACGATGGGCTTGTCTGGTTTTCTCTTCGCCCAGTTCGGAATCCTTTGGGGACGGACGGGGCGATGGAAGGAGGCAATCAAGAAAGCGATGCCGTTCATATTATTCACGATGCTTCTGAACAACGTGAACGGATTGCTTCATCTATACGCATTTTCCATTGGCTATATAATTGAATATCTTTCCAAGAAGGCGGCGGCTCGTAGAGAGTAGCCGCCTTCGGCTTATTTACAAACTATTGGAAAAGTTATCTAATCTTGTCTTCTCTTCTGTTCTGAACCACCACAATGGAGCCAGCAAAGGAATCGTTTGCCTTGAAGCCATTCAGCGCATAGGCAAACTTGAAGTATTTCCAAGGCTTCCCTTTCAGACTTTCCAGCTTGCACCAGTGCTTGCAATCGTTGCTGCCATACACTTCAAGACTTATCTTTCCATCATCCGTATCGGCTAGATGCTTGATAGCTCTCAGTGATTTCAGGGTAATGCTTCCGTCAAGCTTCAATGGTCGGGTTGTGAACAATCCATTATAGGTATTCTCATCATCCTCTTCCAAAGGAATACCGGTTAACGAATACACCAGACTATCATCAAACTGAATCAGACTGTCGGGATAGTTGTTTGCCACATTTCTGCAGAAAATTTTGCCCCCTGCATAATTCTGAGCAATGGCAAAGTTCTTCTCTACCATATTATATACATAATGGTAGTTGGTACTCTTGCTGAATATTCTAAGCAGCGAAGCCTTGTAGTCGTATGCTATCATGCAGTTGTTTATGAACTTTCGGAAAGGAAGGAAATTCTCTGTCAATCCTCTGTTCTTTCCGCCGCTCAACTGCTCTGATACGCAAACCGCTTCTCCGCCCGATGTTGCCATCAGCCCTTTTTCAGATGTAAAGTACACAACCTTGTCAGTAGGAGTAATGGATGCAGCATTATTGCATGCCTCTCTTGATATAGGGTGAATGCTAGAGTAAAGACCTTCAGCGTTCACACTCATGGCATAGATTCCTTCATCAGTGAACACGAGCAACGGATATTGACCGAACTGTCCTTGACTCACAGCCTCCGTGTTAGCCACGATTCCGAGAATTCTACCTGTACCGATGGTATTATCACCCGAAGCCCCGAACACGAATGGGTTGTTTACTTCCGAAGTAAAGATTTGAGAATCTAGCGTCTCATGGGCGTTTTCATCAATGATAGGGAGTACTATTTCTTCTGCACTTTCTAGCGTGTTTGCCTGCTCCTCGACAGGAAGATTCTCGAAGCTATATGCGCCATTCAGCATGTTATGGGCGTTTAGGGATACACGAAATTTATTATCTGTATCAGTTCCATGTACATGAATTATCATTTCCGTTGCGTTAGGATCTGGATAGAACAACCAACCCGAAAGCGTATTCTCGTTAAAAAACGTAGAATCGTCAGACTGAACCCAGGCATCCATAGATGAGGAAACGATATGAACGTAATAGGTGATTTTCTTGTCTGCATCACCGTTTCCTTTAGTAGCCAAGAAATTATTGAATCCCTTAAATGGGAAACGTTTCAAATCGAAAACGTTGATTCGATTGTTGTATGTAAACATTTTCTTGGCATACAGGTGCGCCCATCCATAGTAGTCATCATTTTTAAGCTGTTCTTGCGAAGTGAGCGTACTGACTACGTTTCTTTTTAACGGAAGCACTTTTGGCTCAGATAATGAAGAACCGATTTCTTGCTTATTCAATTTCAGACTTGCCAATTTATAAAACTGAGATTTACTAAGAAGTTCTTCGATAATCTCGCCATCCGACTTATATCTAGGTAGGATTTTCTCTTGCGACATCATATTAGTATATTCTACCGTTACGTCAATGGTATTGTAGCAAATGTTGCTAAATCCAGTTGGTATTTGTTCGGCAGGACCGGCATACATTCTCCATTCGGACGTATATTTGCTATCCAAGCTATAGTATGGTTTCACTTCGTCGGAAGCAAATATAGTCAACTCCTTTACAACATCCTTCCAGTTTTCAAAATCAGTAATACTTGCCATATACTTTAATACGAAAGAACGAGGTTCGAAATAAAAATCATCGGTTTTGCCATTGGCAGTACTATTATAGAACTCGCAATTTCTCGTTACCGTTGGATAACAGATTATCGGCGCAGAGATTCTTGTATAGGTGCCATCGTATAGCTTGAGAGCGTATCTAATGAAAAATGGGAACATGAACACATTGCTTTCTTTCTCTCTTTCGATACCTTTCATGACGCATCCTTGCACTGCATTCAGATAGTCAGTTTCCCTATCTTTGATAATTGTGTGAAGACGGCAGTATTCACCTTGTGTATATCTGTCTCCCTCTTCTTGGTTAGGAGTACCATTAAAATATCCGATAAAGTTATTATCACTATCATACCAAGCGTGGTTATCTGTACCAGATATAATATGAGAAAGCTCGCATTTATAAACATTGAAACCCGATGTTTTCTTTTCAAAAAATGGCACAAACGATGGTATAGGCAAATCTGCACCTAAATCCTTATAGGCACCTCCTTTGAAAAGAAAATATCTAATGCTTTTCGAGGTTGCCACGACAAGCGTATTGCCTATAGATTTTACGTCAGAAACTTCTCCGATATTACTGAAAGTTTGCTTTTCTCCATTTGATATAGCTTTACGGTCATACCATTTGATAGTGCCATTATCAAGAAAGCCATCGTATGTAATGATGTTCTCATAGTCTGCCATCTTGTGTACATGCATGATCTTGCCACCGATAGACCCAATGTTAGCCATTCTCTGAATCGGCTTCATTTCTCCACTTCGATAGATGAAATCCTCACAAAAGGAAAGTTCACTATCTTCGCTCAGCAAATCACTTGGTATGTTCGTCATACCCTTGCTGAAACTCAAAGTTGTTGTTTCACAATTTAATTCCATGTTTGTTAAAAATTAATTATTTGTACTGCCCCACCCGGTTGTGAACTGGGTGGGGATTGTAGTTACTCGCCAAGAATATCCTTGATTTTCTTTTCGATGAACTCATCAGAAGAGAGTTCTTTTATAAGGGCATCAATATCTGGTAATTCTGCATCAACTCCGTCCTCTTTCTTTATAGATGAGGCATAGTCCTTTAGTGCTTTCACCCAAGGACTATTAGCCAAATTTGCCAATGAATCCTTTTTGCTTTCATAGGCTTTCTTCAACTCTCCGTTATCACGGAAATATCTGAGCACTTCCGTTAATGCTTCAACAAAGTTCTTGTCGAGCATCGGGTTGCTCTTTGCCTCTTCTAGTCTTAACATCAGGAAGAGTAATGCTGAATATAAATCTGTTTTATTCATAGTTACTTACTTTTTAGTTTTTATTTTTATTATCTAAATCTATGAGATAGCAAATAATGATAGAAATAATCATTATTGAAAAGAATGTATAAAAACCTTCATCGTGCAGGTCTGACAAAAACAAAGGACCAGTTTTATATACTTCATAAGTATGCCCTCCATTCCAAATAAGAGAGAATATGTCTGCTATGAGAATAAGGATAAAAGCAATCCCTATAGTCTTTAATACGTTAAGTACAAAATGCATTATCTTCTTTACCAACCTAATCTTCATGCTTACCTCGCTTCTTATCGAAAAACATTCCTGCACACCATTCGTCGCTTTCGGCATTAGTATTCAGCTTGACACATCTGCCGATAAACTCATTCCCTTTATAATGCTTGCAACGACCACACGATTTTGAATTTCTCAAAATTGCATAAAACACGCTAACATTAGAACTCGGACAATTTGCCTTATTCCATCTGATTGTCGCTTTCTTGTAGAGATACTTTAATCTAGGAAAGAATCTACTATCTTCCTTAATTGAATATTCTGAATCGAAGTAACGTGCATCCGTACTTCTTCTCATTATTTTCAAAATCTTCTTTGCACTTCTAATTTTCATAATCTATAATTCTTCTTTTTCAAATTCACTCTTTGGAACACGATAATAAACCGCTTTTCCAAAGAATTCTTCTACGCCTTTTAAGGGCATTAACTTTTCTAAAATATTATGTATATTCGTGCCTTTTCTAACACTAATAGATACATAATCATATCCATCATTTATTAGTAATGGTGAGTTGTTTGTCATATACACCTTTCCATTCTTGGAAAGATTACTATGATTGCGTGCAGGCTGGTAGTACAACCCACTAGCCTTATGCTTGATTCTGTAAGGTTTAACCATAACTATTAATCTATCAATTTTATATTGTAATGAGCAGCGAGTGCGTTTTCCGCTTCTCTGCAATGTGCCCTTACCTCTATATCTCTACTTGGGTCATAGCAAGCTTCTGGTGGAATTTTTCTTCTTCCACGTGCAAACATACAGAAAAAATCACAAGTTGTATATAGACCAAACTTTTCTGATAGTTGTGTTCTTTTCATTTCTACTTTATTCATATTCTTTCTAAATTTCAACAGGTGAATCACTCCATTTTAGTTCTCTTCCGATGAGTTTTTTGATTGAGCCTTTAGGAATTTCAACGAAATCATAGAAAGCTTCATCAGAGCGATAGTCCCATGAATCTGGACCCCACTTGTCTTTACCTCGAAGAGGCTTCTTGTCTGCATAGATACATTCTGTACCATTCTTATCAACTGCTAACCATGCTGCCATAACTATTCCTCCACTTTTACACCGAATGGAGTACCATCGGCAAAGGTCAGTTTTTGATAAGCATACGCAAAATCCATGTTTTCACAATTTCCATTGATTAAGCAAACAGAAGTTGAAGAAACTACGTATATATTATATCGCACATCATTCCACTTCACCCACCCAAATGGCTGGTGATTTTGCATCCCTTGCCAGCACTCTTCTGCATCCTTAAAAGGTCGGTATTTTGGTTCTGGTTTTATTCGATAGCATTTTACACTTCCGTGATAAACAAATTCATCAACATCTTCCCACTTGTCATTTATTATGTCTAGATGTTGAATTGTTTCACCGTCACTGAATGCCTTAATGATAGGCAATAACTTTTTAGCTTCTTCTCTAGTCATAATTAATTCTCCAATTTTATATTATGTTCATCTGCGAAGCTATCTTCTGCCTCTTCGCAATACCGACCTTCGCAAAGTGATTCTGGGTATGCTCTGTTAGTAAAATACTCTCGGCAGCATAACTCACAGATGTCAATTTCATAATTATTTTTTAACTCTTCTCTAGTCATTACTAGTCCTCCTTTCTGACTAAATAGTCGTACATAGGCTTGCGATTATTAAGATATTTCTTACATATCTTTTCAGCCTCCTCCTCTGTATCGCAAGTTGCAATAACTCCATCGGGATATGTATCCCAATATCTAACTACCTTAAATTTTGTCATACTTCTAATTCTTTTAAAATCTTTTTTACCAAGTGATAATTATCATCATCCCAACCATCGTCAAAAGTTTCACCATCCACAGAAGTATGGTGCTCATTAACGTAATCAAAGATAGCATTGTGAAAGAAGTCATCATCTGTTCCATAGTCGTCTTCATTATAGAAGCCTTCGTAACCTAGGAGTTCTTCACATTCCTTGTGCATACAGATGGCTGACCTATATTCGGGAGTAAACTGACGTATATATTTCTGTCCTACTTCTATCGTACAACCACACATATAACATTTGTGTGGCTTACGTGCCTTACGCTCTGAATTCATAAAATCCATAATCATTTATCTTTTGGGTCAACGAATGGTAGCCAGTACTCTACATCAGGGATATTCCATCCGTTGTAGTCTTTGGCTATCCTTTTATTTACTATATGTCCAAAACTAATTCTTCCGATTGTTGTAAGGACAATAACTTCTTTATCTAATGGTGGTAGCTCATCCTTGACAGATACCCAGTCTGACTTGTTTACTTCTACGCCAATCAGCGCAATTTTGCTTGCTATATTCGCTAAAGTTAGGCTTAAAAGGACATCATCAGTTCTGCTTATAGCTTCTTTGATATTGGTTAGCACATCAAGTGATAACTCTTTAACTTTCTTCTTATTCATCTTCTAACTCTTTAAGCGCCTTTTTAATCTGCCCAATAATATTTTGCATATCTGGGTTGTCCTTATTGTTTTCGATTATACCATTGAGGTACATTTTTGCATGTAATATTCTCATTGCTTACTTTTCTTTTTACCCTCTCCCTGTTGCCAAGGAGAGGGTGGTGATGTTACTTGCCTTTTGATTTGCATAATGAAGGCGATTTACAAAATGAGTATGAATCTGCCTCTATAATACGAGCTTCTAATGAGCTTAAATATATACCCATGCCGACTTTCTGTTGTATTGCTAACTGATACTGATAGTCTCCTACCTTTTCACGGAAATCATCTTTCTGTAAAGCGGTATTAAGCTTTCCTAATTTATCATTCAACTCATTGTACTCAATGTGAAGTCTATCCATGAAGCTTTCAAAAGGTTTGTAGGCTTCATCAAACACACTCTTAGGAGACCAAGACTTATATCCGTCCTTGTACTCTACCAAGTAGCCATCTTCCTCAACGGTTGCTGGCTTAATTTCTCTACCAAGCACTTTCTGTGCTTCTGTCATTGTCATAGGCTCTGCCATAATGACCTTAGTTCCAATATACGTTTTCATATTACTTATATTTATATTCCATAAGGGATGGTTAGTACTAAAGCTCCTCAAACTCTTTCTGCCACTTTTTCTTAGTATTTAAAAGAAGTTGATTGAATTTAGCTTTGAACTCTTCATCACACTCTGATAATCCCCAAATACTGTCCGCAAGTTTGCTACAGTGTGATTTTGAAGACATATTTAAGAGTTCATCTATTTTAGGAAGCAGCCTCTTAGCTAAAAAGTTTGCTCTTTCTAATTTATCAATATCCATATTACTACTTTTTATATCTTTTGTAGAAGGGTTAAATGAGAAGCAAGCGATGATAAAATAAAGTGCTTAATTTTAAAAATATCATTTTGTTTGCTTGCTTCTCGAAAATTATTGTTATCTTTGTACCGCTTAATTTTAAAAATATAACGATATGAATAATTTTATTGAAATTAAAGACAGTGGAAGTAAATCTGTCTTAGTTAATGTGAATCAGATTGTAGCAGTTGAGAACACAGAGAATGGTATCATTATGCACATGGTTGGTGGATATGATATACATCCTAAGTATGACAACTGGCTACAACTAAAACACATGATTGAAGAGAGTTAATTGTAAAGGTACTCTTTCAAGACTTTATCAAGGAAATCAATTCCTGCTATAGTCTTATCGCATTGCTTGACTACCCAGATTCTATCTCTCCATTGGCGAAGAGGTGAATCATAAACCCATTTAAATCGTGCTACGTTGGTGGTATATAGAAAACTGCTATTATATAGTTTCTTCTTTAGCCACTTACGTAGCATCTTTTTTATTATGTTCTGTATCATATTACTTATATTTATGCCCGAAGGCGTTAAACAATCAAAGGTATCAAACCCAAAAATGCTACTACTAAAGCGATTACACTTAAAATAAAAATAAAGATACTTATAGGAATATACCATACACTTTCAGTTTTATCCATTCCAAATTGTACCGTAATATCCAAAATCATTGTTAATGCTAATAATAATATAGCCATACCTACACCTCCATTTCTGAGTTAAGTCCTAGACCAAAGAGAAGATGTTGAAGTTCGTGGCAATATTGTATCTCCGCTATATTATTTCCATCAATCTCTACATATAGCTGACCTTTATCTGATTTATGCTTAAAGTCTATCCCAACATAAGAAATAAAACCTTTTGCCACATTTAAGTAATAGTACGACCCGTTTTGAGTTTTCCACCCATTCTTTTCTAGAATATCCGTTGTAAGAGGAATGGGTTTGATTTCTTTACTTGTGACTTTTGCAAAATTCCCATTCATAAATCTTATAAGATAAGATGTCTCACGAACTTCACAGATTTCAGCAACACGTTCTTTTATCAAAGATGTATAAATTACCAAGTCTTCATCTATATATTCTTTCATTTTCTGCCTCGCTTTCTATTTAAGAGTTTATGACCGTACTCTTTTGGAGTTAATAAATCTGTTCTGCAATTATCAAGAGTTGTATAGTCGGGCTTTGGATAATATAAGATATTACCATTCTTGTCTCTATCTATCATGCTCACCTCCTTCCTTTGGAAGTAAATCTTCAACATAAAGCCATTGAGTAATTTTGAAGACTCTAACAAATCTTTCCCAACTGCAATCTATGTATTCTATTTCGAATTCATTGTTAGCGGTTTTAAACATTATGTAACTATGACGCTTAGGCTCCTAACTAGCAGGATGCCACAAGTTCTTTAAGAACTCTTCTTGCATCCATCTAGCACAATCCATAAAACCTTCTTTATAGCAAGCTTGCCAAGTTCCTGAAATAAAAGCCCCTTCGGCATGCTGTTTGGCTATCTCTTCTATTTTCTTATCGTATATCATGCCTACCCCTCCTTCACTCCAAACTCTTTCTGCAGCTTCTCAATCTCATACACGAAGCGGTTGATATTGATGCCGCAATCTATCACTTCCTGGTGATGCTTGGTAGCATCTTCAATCAGATGGGTGCAGCCTTCGGTGAAGCCACAGACTCTTTCGCCATCAATGGTGTAGAGATAATTGTTGGTGTTGTAGTAGGCACACTGGCAAAGGTTGATGCCTTTGTTGGCTAGTATGCCTCTTACATAGTTGTTGTTCATGCGAAGCACTACCATCTTACCTTGTGATGCGTAGTACTTGCAATACTTGATGCGGTCGTAGACTATGATAGCTATTGCTGCTATCCACAAAAATGCCAACACGATCATCGTGTCAAATTGAATTATATTCATCATTTCTTTGTTTTTCTGTTTAACTATTCTATTGTTGTTTGCGTAGGTCCTTGCGATAGAACTTCTTTTCTGCCATCTTTCTCTCTTCTTCATCCTTGTAGAGCACCTGATTAACATCATGCTTGCTCATATCTACGGTATGAATGCGATGAGTGGATGGGTCAAGATTGTTCTTCTCGCAATAAATCTTCCAAGCTTCTATGCCATGTGGGTTCTTGGCTTCTTCAGCTGCCTTCCTTGCCTCTTCCTGCTTCTTGCGCTCGTCCTCTATCCTTCCACGTTCTTTCAGCAGGTTTTTCTCGTATGCGCTGAATGCCCTCATCAGTTCCTGCGGATTGATGGTAGTATTGTTTTCTCCATGCTTATGCTGATATAGCTTGCCATACTTTCCATCTATGAAAGAGATAAATGCGTAGTCGAGTTCGGTGGTGGTCCAATAGTAGTACTTGACACAGATTCTTGTTGCAAGCATCTGAACCTGATACTCGGTAACGATGTCGAAGACTCCGAGGAAGGTGAAGAGTTCTATCAGTCTGCCCTTGACCCATCCTACTAGTGAGCGTAGCCCACCCTGCTTCTGAATTGTGAGCAAGGTGGTGTTGCTCTTGCAGATGGCTTCAGAGAAAGAGGCTGGGCGGACGTAGCCGGGCTTATCCTTGATAATCGGAACCAAGGATTCTTGCTGCCTTTGCGGTGAGGTCGATAGCTCGTTGTTGCTCATAACTCTGTACTGGATAAATTTCATCTTCCCATCTTGCCCCATTGAGGTAAGTGAGGGGGTGCATTCTGAATTGCTTCTTGGTGCCAGTGGATGCCGAACCTGGAATCATGGTGTTCTCTACATAGGCAGGAACCGCCTTCATGCAGGCTACCTTCTCTTTCGGCTTTAGCCTATTCCACTTCTCTTCGGCTTTTTTGCGCCCTTTCTTGTAGGCATAGGCATCCCAAAAGTCTTGGAAGGTCGGAGCAATGACACTTGCTAACGGTGGTACCGTTACCTGCAAGTCCACGGTCTCCACCTCGTCCTCTTTCGGGAACATCGGCTTCTCCTTGTAGTACCTGCCAGTTATCATGAACCTTGCGCCATTCACGAACGCATCACGCATGGCTTCGTTGTCGGGGGCATATTTGTTAGCCTCGGCAATGACTTCCTTTAATGTTTTCATAAGCTTTTTTGTTTTAAGTTATTGTTACACCCACCCCTTGTTTGAGTCAATGTCTCGCTGACAATACTTCATTGCCAGTTCATCATTCTGCTCGGGAAGCATAATGTCTATGCTTAGTGCATAGTCGATGATGTTTCTGATTACGGATGATGCCTCTGCGGTATTGAGCAAGCCCAGTGATTTGAACTTGGGATAGCCGTGCTTGTCGTATTCACCGGTCATGAAGACGTGGGGAGCTACGTTCTTCTGAATCTCGCTGAGAGTCTGGTAGAACGTCTGCCCTATCTTGCCGGATAGATACGTGATGATGAAGTTGAGATAGGCTTTCTGCTGGTTGGTGGCGATGGGGTGGAACTTCTTAATCTCCAAGCTATAGCCTGCTTCCTTTGCATTTTCTATCTCCTTCAATGCCTCCATGTAGGTAGGCGAATCCTTCAAATTTGCGAATACTCCCATATCTGATTACTTTAGATTGATTTCAAGTCCTTTCTGAGCATAATATACTGGTATGCCAAAGACCTGTTGGAATTTATTTACTGCCTTGGTCGGGTTGAGGTGACGGGCGGAACCATGAATGAGGATGATTTGGTGGGCTGAATGCTCTGCCTTGCAATCCTGCAACCACGAAACGGCATGTTCGAGACTCATGTGGGATAAGCGAACACGATCAGCCTGACTTCTTGGAGTCTTGCCTTCTGCCACTGCCTTGTCTAGGAGTTCATCCGAATAGTTACACTCTGCAAGATAGGTATTGCAACCTTGGATAACGAAATTCAGATTGTAGCAATCCGTGGCAAAGAAGATGGTGCCGATTTCCTTATGACGAATCAGATAGCCGTAATTTGGTGCATCCTCATCATGCTTTACAAAAAAAGGTGTGGCACTAAATTCACCAAAACAATGAGTACACTCGCAACCCAAAGTTCTTACACAATTAGGAAAATGCTGCGATACGTTGGCGTTGGAATAAACTACAATTCCAGCCTTGTCATATTCCTTGATATACTTGGCATGGTCTGAATGTCGATGAGAACACAAGCATGCCTCTACCTTACTCGTCTTGTACCCGATAGCTCTCTTTACCTCTCTTAAGGGTATGCCTGCTTCAATCAGCAGGATTTCTCCCGAATCTGATTGAAGGGCATACGAATTGCCTTTTGATGAAGAACCGATAATGATTAGCTTCATACTAGCTCAATTTACGATGTGATGATGCTGATGCGGCTGCTGCAGTAGATGCTGCGGCTTGGGTGTTGGCTCCTGCTGGCTCCTTAACCTCGCCAGTCTCGGCATCAACCACGATAACCTTCTTATCCTCGGCAAACTCCTCGTCACGCTGCTGAATGGCAGAAGGTCGCTCATCGGCATTGATAACCTGCGCTGCATCAACAGAAAGCTCACCCCATGAGGAAAGAAGCTGACGAAGGACGGTCTTTTCTGCCATATCCTGAAAACCAGCAAACCATCCTAGACCTCCACCTTCGCCTTCCACGGATTGCTTGATAGCCAGTTCTTTTAATTCCTGCCAAGTAATCTTTGAGAACTTGACGGTTGGAGCGTAGGTCTTGGCAAACTTACATACCTCATCAATAGTCATGTACATAATCTTCTCGAAGCCAGACTTCTGCTTGAAATATGCGAAATATCCCACTGGTACATCGGAAAGCTTCTCTCCGCTGATGTCGAGTGAACCAGTCACCTTATCGAAACCTTGGAACTCGCCTTCATAGACGGTTCCCTTATTGATGTTGATATACTTGTTGGTGCGCAAGGCGAGATTGATATATCCCTTTGTTCCGATGATAAGAGTTGGTGTAGGGACGAGCTGACCGGTTGCCTTATCTTTGTTCTTGAAGACCACGATGTATGCCTGCCCCAACTGCTTGTTGATAGGCAATCGCAATCCTGCTGCCTTTACTGCCTCGCCCATGAGCGCATTAGGGTTGCACTGCATCAGCTGAGGGTCGGAAGTGAACAACTCCATCAAACTGGTGGTGAATGCGCCTTTGTTGTCTTTCAAAGTGTTCTGCAGCAGGCTTTGGTAATAACTATTGTTCATTACCGCCTGGAAGTTCTTTACTGCCAACGCTTTCTGCGATGGCTGCTTTGTTGCTACTGCTGTTTCTGCCATGATTACTTCTCCTTATCTTTTTTAAGTTCTTTTGAAATACCCAAAAGAACAATCGTTGCCATAGCCACTCCCAATTCTGGAGTATCGCTAATTACACTAGCAGGAAGCTCAACGCTATCATGCTCGTTAATCCACTCTTTAACAATGCTTGATGGTGTGTTATCTTTCAGACCTCCACCCATTGCAAGCATACCTTTTACAAGGTCTTTATCGACCTCTAACGTCAACTTAATATTTTCTGCCATGATTTTATGCTATTAAATTTAATCTTCATTCTTAGCGAAAGAAATGTCAATTCTACTGTTCCAACTTTTCTCAAAAGTTCCAATAAAACCATCAACAACTGCCTTGGCGATTGCATTAGAACCTGCTTTTGATGTAATTTGCTTTCTAACAGCGTCTCTGATAGCTTCTGCAGATTCTTCTATCTGCTTCTTCACTTCGTCTTCAACGAGTTCTTTAACACGTCTATTGAGGTTTACTTCTACCCAAGAATATCTGTTTTCACTACTATAGTCGGAAATATTACCATTCTTGTCAACTTTGGTCGTGAGAACAGCATTAACCATATCGGCAACAACACCTTCCCAACCATTGAGAGCCGAAAGCACATTAGCTTGTATCGTCTTCTCGATAATAGGCTTAATCATATCAGCAGATAGATTAAGCGACATTAAATTATTTTCTGCCATGATTTATATTTTTGATAAATTCTACTTCATTTACTCCATAACCGTAGGGGATGGATATTCAAACTTCAACTCATCATCGGTGGTTACTACCATTCTGATCTGCTGACCGCCACGATAAATTGGGTGGTTCACACTCTCGCACTCGTCGAGCAGCATAGGAACGGAAATCTCGTTGTACTTGGCGAAGGTGTAGGCAATGTCGATTCCTGCATTCACCTTTGCAGCCGCATTGAGTGGGCGGTATGGCACACCATCGTGATAGCACTCGCATGTGGCTTCACGTTCTCCTTTGAGATTGGTCTTGAACATAGACCAACGCACGAAACGGAAATGCTCGTTTACTCGGTCTTCGAGAAGCTGACCTGCCTTCTTGTTGTACTCTCTTGCCATATCAAGCTGCTCATCGAGTTCGTCGAGCTGAGTCTGATAGGTCAACTTATCCTCGTTAATCTCTGCGATGCGAGCGGTGATGCGGTCGAAGGCTTCCTTTTTGCCAAGCAATTCGAGCACCTCATTGTATCGGATTCCGATAGGCTCACGCTCCTTTTCGAGTTCAGCGAGCATCTTGGCGGTCTCTTCCGAACTGGTCTCGGATGGCTTGTCGAGTTCAGCCTGCAAGTCGGCAAGTTCCTTCACTACCTGCTGATACTCTTCCTTCTCGGCAAGAATCTGCTCGTAGGTCTTCGGCTTGTCGGCATCAACCTCCAGTTTCTTGAACTCGGCTTCCTTCAACTGCTTCTGCGCTGCCGTCATGTTGTTCATGTTGTCCTGCATGTCCTTGTCGGCATCTTCGAGAATCTTCTTCAAGTTGGTGTATGTTTCCTGCAACTTGTCAAAGTCTTCATCAAGCTTCTTCAATGTATTAGCCTTGCGGTTGTTGAAGTTCTGCTCAGATTCCTTCTTGATGCGCTCCACGTCTTCGGCAGGAAGCGGCTGACCGCAATGTGGGCAGATGCCATCCTCTGCATTCCACTCCCAAGTGCTGGCATTCGCTTCATCAGTCTTCTGATTGATTTCGTTTGCCTGCTTCTCGCACTCCTCCTTCTGCTTTCCGGCATGAATCTTGGTATCGTTGAGACCCTTCATTTCTGCCTTCAGACCATCTACAAGAAGCTGAGCACTGGCTACTGCTGCATTGGTAGTAAGAACATCGCTCTGATGCTTGGTTGCAAGCTCGGTGGCAAGGTTCAATGCGCCCTGCTCCATGTTACGCTTGCGCTTCTCGGCAAAATCTATCTGCTTGCGGATGGCATCAAGGCGCACCTTGTCGGCACCGCCAGTACGAATCTCCTGAATCTTGTTGGCATACCACACAAGTTTATCGTTGAGTTGAGCCTTCTCGGTAGTCAAGGCTTCCCAATCCTGCGCTTCGGGAAGTGACTTATTCAACTCTTCCAAGCGGATAGGTACGGAATCAAGCTGATCCTGCACTTCCTTGCGAGAGTACTTGAGGTGATGAACGTACTTATCAATGTCCTGCTTTCTGAGGGCTTCGACCACGAAATCAAACTTCTCGTCGCCCTGCGCAATATCATCGGTGGTGATATTGCCGACTAGTGCCTGCAACTTGTTGCGCTGCTCCTGCCAAGGTCGGCAAACGAAATCTCGGGTTGACGAACAGAGACGGAAAACGTCTTCTGGACAGATGGAATCCACCACGTCCTTGAAATCGCTTGCGGTGGAAATCTCGCCATTCACGAAGTACTTGAAGGTGTTTCTGCACTCTTCGCCCTTCCACGAATCTGTCAGCGTGCGCTTCAAGACGATTTCGCTCATAAACGCTGGTTCCGTACCTGTGTAGAGCATTCTAACCGTAAGCTCCACCTCATGAGGTATCTCCTTGATGATGTTGTGGTCTTTGTCGAACGTCTTGATGTCGAGCGAATTGCCGTTGATATCCTTGCCGAAGAGGGTGTAGAGGATGGCATTTGCGATAGTACTCTTGCCCAATCCGTTCTTTCCCTTGATGATGGTGAGTTCATCACTAAACTCGTACTCAGCATTGCGAATGCCGCAAAAATTGAGAAGTCTAAGCTTCTTGAACTGAATCTGCTTCATTGTCGTTGTCTTTATTTTGTTCTTGTTTACCTTTTCCTCTCAACTCCATATCGTATGCCTCGAAAGCACATGCAGCTGCGTAGGTGAACGCATTGCTATGGCGCATGGCATGAAGGAGAAGCTGCTGCAGGTCTGCATCTGATGCGTGGATGAAGGAGAAGCCTTGCTTTGTGTTGGCATCACCCATGAGGAGGATGCAGCGGAAATGCTTTCCTTGCTCTCCTGCCTTGTCAACGTCCTCAGTAACTTTTCTGATTTTGTTGAAATAATTCTGTCTGATATTCTTTTTGCTCATGATTGTGCTTTAAAAACCTGCCCACGCTCGGGTTACCCAAGAAATGGGCAGGAAAAAATGAAAAACATTAAAATTGCATTATTTATCCTTATCTGTTGAGCCTAATCCTTCTCTTGTGCCATTGACCGGTCCTTCTACCAGATTGATTCCTGGAACGTATGTGAAGGCTCCTTGACAAATGCGGTCTCTGGAAGCAAGATAGAACTTAAATCCTAACAGTCGCAAAAGGCGATGCTTCCACTTGAAACTGCCACTCTTGACTATTGCCTTTACGTCTTTGCCATAGCCGCAATCAATCAAACCGACAATAACATCACAATTCTCTCTTACCTTACCCATAAATCCGCCACCTAACCAAGAGGGGTAATCTACATTCAGTATCATTCCCTTGCCTGACTGACCGCTGCGTGGCAGGATCTGAAGCTTCATGTTAGGCGGAAGCTGTATTCTGAAACCAAGTGAAATATAGCAACGTTGATTTGGAGAAATCTCCGTTCTCTCTTTCACAAACAAATCGTAGGCTGCATCGTTCTCATGTGCCTTCTTTGGCAGGTATCCGATAACCGCATCTACGTTAATCTTTGTACCGAATTTACTACTCATTATTATATTATGTTTATTGATTTATCTCTCGATTAATGGCAATACGTTATGCTTCTTTAACTCCTCGTACAGAAAGATTCTTCCTTTCTGAGTCCACTTAGTGTGCATAATAGAGCCGGAAGAACCATCTTTGTGCTCAATGGGGATGGTGTCTGACTGAACATAGCCATTGGGAAGATATTTAGCATAAAGAATCCACTGACCGCCAACCTTGTGCTGAATACCGAAGTTTCTGAGAAGAATATTGAATGCCTTTGCAGATTGTCCGTAGTCTTGTGCTATCTGAGTAGTAGTTACGGTCTCCTTGCTGGCAAGAATCTTATCAACATACGTAACCTTTGGCTGCATGGTGGCGATTGTACCACTCAGTTCAACAATCTCCTTTGAACTGACTTCAAGCATTTTCTCTTGCGCTTCAAGTTTCTCTGCTTGGTCTGCTGCCAGTCTCAATGCTTCAGCGAATGTTGTAGGTACCTTGATGAGGAATGCTTCTTTGGTTTCAAGCTCTTCCCAGCGGAGAATCAGCTTTGCCCTTGCCTCATCGTTAAACTTGGTGGCAATATACAGACATTCGGTTTTGCTGAGTGAATAGCATGGTCTCATTTCGCCTTTTGCATCCTTATACTCAACCAGCGCAAACTTGCGCCCGTTAACTTTAACCCATGCATCTTCCATTTCTCTAATGGAGCGCATCACATCTTTGTGATTTCTTCCCGTTACCTCAGCTATTTCTAGCGAGGTCATTGTTTCTTTCTTAATGATTTCATTTCCATTCATCATAGTTCTTTTCTATTTTAAGTTTTTCTGCTTCCTTTGTATAGTAGTCTATGAGTGTTTGAAGTTCGAAGATGGAGTATTGCTTGGTTGAGTTCTTGGTATTCTCCAACCATTCAACCTTTTCCTCTCCGAGTTTCTTGACTAACGCCTTGCGATAATCTAACAGATTGCCGTTCAGCATGCGGTTGCAGTAACGGCATTGCCCGAACACATTGGTCTCACAATATCTTAACGACATTGCGCTTCTTCCTACAAAATGTCCAGCATCCATTTGACTGAATGGCTTATATCTACCGCAAGAAATACATCTGAATGCTCCTTGATTGTTTACATCACGGAGTCTTATGTATAACTGAAAGATTCTATCGAGCTTCTTCACCAAGGCTTGCTTGGATGGAATGCCCTTCGCCTTTTTCTTTTCCTGTTCGTTCTTTGCCTTATCCCATGGAGTTCTCTTGATTGGAGTTCTCTTTAGGGGTTTACTCCTCTTCATTATACCTTTTCGTATTTAAAGTTTCGTACTCGCCTTCCTCTCGTCCAAGGTCTGCTGCCAGATTCTTGATTCGGGAGTTCAGCATATTTATCTTGCGTATTTTTCGCTCGAATATCTCAAGGGGACACCAAGCGTTACGCTCTAATTGTCTGTATATATCGTTCACTCGGTCCTGATATGAGCGAGTTGAGAATAATCTAATCATACGCTAATTGTTTTTGAAGTTTAAGATAACCCTGCCTATCCTCACGGACGAACAGGGCTTAGTAGTTATTTTTAATGCAAAAATTCTTATGCACAACCGTTGCCGCTGCAACGAAAAACAATATAAAATGGAGTCCACCATCTAGGAGTCGAACCTATCTTCCCGATTTGATAAGAATAGTTAAGGATTTACACATCTGTTTCCTTTCGGGCGTGCTTCCGTTACACCATAGGCGGATGAAGCGGCATCGTGCGCTACCACGAATTTGAGAGCCATGCTCACCGCTTTTGGGATGCAGCATTATTGCAATTATGGCTAATCACATTCAGCTGTCTTTAAATACAAAAAGTGCGCCTGCACCCCTATTTTTAGAACGAATTTTCTCGGCTTTACTTTTCCAATATGTCAAAGAGCTTATGCCTACCTACTGGCAATGACCTTGTTGCGGTTGCTATATATAATATGAAGAAGTGAAAGGTGTTGGTAGGAAGCAGCCAACGCTATCTCCTTATGGTTTATGGCGATGATTTTCGAACGATCTACCATAGTAGAAATTTTCCGCCAAGTGACTATACCACACTTTTTGCACCATTTCACTACATTCATACCAAATTTAATAATAACAATTTCACGCAACGAATGAGGCACCCAGTGGACTCGAACCACAGACCTCTGCAAGCATCCTTGCAGCGCTCTGCCAACTGAGCTAAGATGCCATGTACACTCCTATCCTCACGAACCAGAGTGCTCGAATACATACTTGCTAAACTTTGTTTTTTTAAAACTTAACGTCTATGAATCATATAATCTAAAAACATATTATGAAACTAAGAACCTAACTTCTTTCTAGGAACCTCCACCCTACTCACGCAGGGTGAAGGCTAAACGCTTTAACAATTCTTATAAAACAAAATTTATCTAAAAGCCTAACGGCTTATAACTTATCTTCCACAAGTTCAGGGAACTTCTTCACGAGGATGCCACCATACTTGTTGCAGGCGACATTTCGTATATCTACTGCCAAATCGCTATTAGTTCTAAATGTTATTGCATTGTAAACTGCCGCATTGCAGCAGCCGACCGACTTAGCGATTTTACCGATTTTTGATTTTCTTATCAAAATTTTCGGTTTAAATATTACTTTATCCATACTTTTTTATTATCTTTGCACACGTAAAACATTAAATGATGGAGAAACGTATAAACGTTGTCCGAATCACTGGTGCAAAGATACGTCTTTTTGGAGAAATATCCAAAGACTTGCATATTTATTTATATTTACTTAAAGAATATTCAAACATTTAAACATTAATACATTATGAAGGATATTGTTGGAAGAGTAAATGAGCTTAGAAACCATAACAATCTGAGTGGCAGGGCTTTTGCAGCTAAGATAGGAATGAAATATACTACGGTTAACAACTATCTCAACGGCACAAAAGACCCTACTCTAGACTTTATCATGCACATAAAATCCACGTTTATGGATATTTCGTATGACTGGTTGCTGAATGGTGTAGGCTCGATGTTCAAGGAAGATAAGCCAACTGATGAAGCTTTGCTTAAGGAGTTGGCAGACATGAAGGTCAAGCTGCTCGTACAAGAAGGCATCACGAAGGAGTTGCGTGATATGCTCCTGGAGAAGAACGACGGCAAGATTGCAGAAGAGCGCAAGAGTCTTGTAGGATGATACCTATAGATACGAAAAAAGCAGGGCACTAGGCTCTGCTTTTTTGTTAAACACCCCACAATAATATTCTATCGCACTTTTCCCATAAACAAATAAGTCTTCTTCTTTCTTCTCTCATGCAAGCAAGACATGCCTTCTGCTTCCATTTGGTACGTTTCCCTACTATCACAAACACTACTTTTTCCGTATGTTTAAGGACTAAAGTAATGGGAGATATTTCGTTTTCATCCGCAGGATATACACGTCTCTCAATACCATACTTCGCAGCCTTCTTAAGCTTGCGAGGAATACGAGCCCTAAATCTTCCAAAGAACCTTTTACGCATGCCCACCTCTCTTTCTTCTTGACTTTGTGAATATCGTTAGAGTAAGATACATACTTGTATCACGACTATGCCAAATGTAAATACGAAACCTATTGGACTGACGTATAGTTTCGAGCCTTTTGGGGAATCGAACATCATGCCATCCTCTTTTCATGAAGGACTTCCACCACTTCTTGTATTTTCTAATACTAGTCATTATTCACCTCCTTTCTTACGTATTCAATATCCTTGTAAGATACTCGCTCCTTGCTCCAAGCCACCTCATCCAACTCGTCGAAGTCGGCACCATCGGGTGTGTCTTCTCCTATGACCAAGAAGATACGATCAGGAACGTTGGTCATTTCATTCTCGCCCTCAAACTCTCGGATGGTGGTATCAAGGAGGTCGTAAAGGTCTTCTGCTTCCCCCTCGAAAAGAATCTTCTTTATATCACCCTTCCGATTTTTGAGTTTCTTTCTAGCATCCTTCAATGCTTCGTAAGTCTCTTGTGTAATCATAACCTTTTATTTTAGCTAAAACCTTCTGCCTTTCAGTATCACCACTTTTTTGTGGTGTTCAGCCGCATCTTGCAACTTACGGAGAAGTTCTTCCTGTGTCCAACGCAGTTTGGCATCAGCCAAATACTTATTCATTGCCTTTATCAGTCTGTCCATGCGCTGCTAGTCATTTTTGCTAGAATACGAAATAATATCATTCGCTAACTTTATAGCTAGCTTTGGCTTGAAGAAGCGAATCTTAGTCAACTCATCACGCAAGTCAGTAGCCATAGAAGCGATATTCGGAAGCTTGTTGCGAACACGGATTCTCTCGGCTTCAAAGTTACCGGTCATACGTGCGTACTTCTCACGCAAATCACGCTCCTCTTTCTCGAACTTGCGTCCATTGTCCTCTTCCAACTCCTTTTCCTTCTTTGCGAACTCTTTTTGCAGGTTTGATTTCATTCCGAGTTGTTCGTTTACAAGCTTATTCTTCATTTCGGCATAGGCTTGTTTTTCTAGGTTTCTGTCGTGGATGCTACGATTGACCTCATCCTGCATAGCCTGCTCAACCTTCAAACGGACATCTTCGAAGTTAACATAAGACTCAGAAGACTCGATTGTGCGTCTCGTGGTTGGCTCTTCTTCCATATCGAAACCTGGCTCAAATCTCCCCAACCTTGGGCGAGGCACATTTACCTCAACAACCGTCTCCTTGCGAAGAATCACCTTTGCACCCTGCTTCAAGGAATCATTCAGCTTCTTCAACTCCTTGACCTGCTCTTCTAACTCCGAGTTACGCTTGCGTATTGCATCGTACTCACTCAAATCTACGTTTACTATTGCCATAACACTATTATTTTAATTGTTCACACGCTTTCTTCTCCCACTCGGCAAAGGAAAGAATATCCTTGCCCTTGCCGAACACTCTCATGTGTCGCTTGTAGCTATTGTATGCTGCAAGCTTTACTTCTTCCATTTCTGTCATGCGCTAGTCCTCCTTTCTGATTAACTTGTTTAGCTCATCTTCCATATCCACAAGGGATAATCTAATCTCATCATAAGTCTGCTTTTGGATTTTACCCTCCATGCACAAGACTTTTATGATGATAATAATCTTGTCTATCTGTTTAAATACCTTTTCCATACGCTAGCCCTCCTTCTCTTTCTTCAGTGCTGCAGAATACTCTTCAATGGCGTTGTAGTCCTTCTCGCTAATCTCGGTCACGTTCTCGACGATGATGGTTGAAGGAATAATGTCAGTATCCTTGAAATAGTTCTCTACACACTTGATGGTCTTGAAAATTGGATAGAACTTCAGTTCATCCTCATCTTCTGTTCCTTCAAAGCAAGAGTGAACTGAGGTCATTGTTCTTGTGCCGTTCTTACGCATGAAGGACGCTACTGCATAATAAAATCTTTTCTTTCCCATTGCTATGTATTTTTAAAATTAAAACTTTACTCTTTTCTTTCAAGCATCAAGCAAGCGTAGTTGGAAATTTCGGCTTTCTCTTGCTATAATGTCTGAATCGGCTTATCTTCCAATACACGTTGATGTAGTTCCGGCATGGCTTGCCAGTCTTTACACAACTGAAATCGCATAGCTTCTCACGCTTCTTGCCATACATGCATATAAACACGTAGCAGGATTCATGGCAAGCACCCTTCTTACGAACTTCTCTTCTACTAGCCATAAGCCTATTATTTATCTCCTATCTCGCTCAGCTTCGATATGATTACGCATAGAGCGATTATAATGAATAACTTGAACATAACCTAGAGCAATTTAGCGATACGTCTGAAATCCTCGCCTTCGGGTACCGGACAATCCTTTATCCACTCCATTTCCTTCACCTTCCATAGAGAAAGGTCAATGTCCTTAGGGAGAAGAGCCTTCATGTCTGCGAAGAGGTTGAGACGGAGGGAGCAGTTAGGGTTGAAACCATTTTCGTTACAGCTGCATTTCATGAGCATGAAATCGTTCATTGCAACGAACTTTACCACATCGAGCTTGTTGTGGAGCGTGAGACAGATTCCGTCAAAGTTATAGCTGCAATGGCGGAGTGTTCGGTAATCAATCCATGCCGTATAGAGGAAAAGTCTTGGTGCAGGGATTCCAAGCGTACGGAATACGATTTTGAATCCCTGAGCAAGCCACATTGTCTTTCCGTAGCAATCCGGCAGCAGTGGTTCTCCACCAGTGATGCTAATCTCGTCGTAGTCCAGTCTGTCAACAACCGGAATCTTCTCAATATCGAACTGGTTGTTGCAACACATAGGACACTTGTTGTGGCACTTTTCTGTAACCAACAATCTCAATTTCTTGTTTCTTTCCATATTTCAACAATTATAGTTATATAATCAAATATCTTAATCGTTATAATTAAATAAAATGGATAGATTTTGGATTCCTTTGGATTCTAGGTTTCCCCTTATCGCACACGTACGTGAACGACAAGAAAACCTAAGACTCCGAGCATGGATGAGTTCCATCATCCCCCATCATCTGACCACTTGATAATTCCGAATCAGTTAGCCTAAACAGTATAAGGTTCGGACACCTCCCCGCTCGTCTTCTGCTATTAGTTCCTACGATTTGCCATGCGGTCTTCCTTGCGATTATAGTCTTGACGAGTCGGAAGGTATTTAGCCCATAGTCTCTCGCCATGACTTTGCCAATAAAACTCGGGGAAAATAAAAATCCCCAAGTCGTGTGACGCCGACCTAGGGATTTCGTGATTTATATATTGAACCTATTGAGTACAGGTTAAATATCGAAGCTCTTGCATCAATCGTCACATTGACGGATGCAAAAGTACACAAACATGGATAAATACCCAAGCTTTTATACACTCTTTAACTAAGAAGAAGGCAATAAAGTTTGTAACTAATTGGTATTCAGTAAATTAAATCACTTTTCTTATTTTTAAATCGTATAAATATCAAAGAAAAGTACCAAAAAATTTGCGTTATAAAAAAGTTATCATTATCTTTGTAGTAGTAAAATAAGTAGCTGATGTGCAATCTGTTAGATAATTTTGTTTATGACCCCATGCGAGTCACAGTCTCAGAAAAAGGACTTTCCATTAGGGAGAGTCCTTTTTTCGTTTCTATTCCTTGAGTCCACTTGAAAAAGTGGGTTCTATTTAAATTAAACAATAGCCTTGGGCAGTT